GCCGGGATGGACGCGGCTAAGATCTTCGGGGGCAACAAGAAAACCCAGAGAGAGGTTCAGAATCTTGTTGCGTCCGGAAGGGTTGAGGAAGCCGTAGAGGTTCTATCCGCAGAAAGCGGAGCCGACTTCAGTACGGAAGAGCGCGACCAGTTGCGCAAGAGCCTGATCGAGGCCAGCGGAAGCAGTGCAAAGGCCATCCGAGGCAAACGGGGGGAGCTCCTCGGGTACGAAGCCGGGGAGAAGCTGGAAGGGGACGAGCTGGCCGCCACGATCAAGCGAGGTCGCGCCGGCGTCTTGGAGATTGGGCAGAAGAAGGCGGAGGAGAAAGAGGCCGCTTCTCGGCAAAAGGACGCAGAAAAGGACCCGAGCTACAAGATCTTGTCGACCATTGAGCAGCACCTGGCCGTGATAGCGGAAGATAAGACCGGCAAGAGATTGGGCGAGTTGATCGATGCGCAGTACCAGTCGGCGAACAAGATAGTGAGCGCCATACAAGAAGAGAAAGACTAGATGCTGTCGAAACTTCATCAGCCAACAAGTCCGTTCCCTGACGCAGTGCAGTGCGGGGCCTGCCGGGTCGAGGACTCCTTCAAGCTCTACAAGAACGGCTACGTCTACAACTTCGTGATGCGCAACCAGGTCGCAATAGAAGATCCGCACATCACCCTGATGAAGGCGCTGGCGTTCCAGATCCGTCATTCCGTGCCGTACCCCGGTGGTGTACCATCGAGGACGCTGCGGGACTTCCTCATCAAGACGTCGGTGGTAGCTGTATGAACCGGTTCTGGGAGAAAGTAGAGAAGTCAGAGGATGGCTGCTGGGCCTGGGTTGGTGCCCTCAGCTCTGGATACGGCTCCTTCAAGTACGGAGAACGTAACCACAAGGCTCATCGAGTGTCGTGGGCGCTTCACAACGGGCCCGTTCCCGAAGGAAAGTGCGTCCTCCACCACTGCGACAATCCCAGATGCGTTCGTCCTGATCACCTATACATAGGGGACAAGAAAGACAACGCGCAGGATAGAGAGAACCGTAATCGGTCGAATCACGCTGTCGGCAGTAGGCACGGCAGGCACACCCATCCTGGCCAAACGTGCGGAGCTAGGAACGGTAGGGCGAAGCTGACGGAGCAACAAGTTCGTGAGCTTCTGAATGCGCACTTCAAGCAGGGCATGAGGAAGACGGATCTGGCTCGGCAGTACGACTTGAGCAAGACGACCGTCGGCCACATTGTGAGCGGTAAGCTCTGGCCTCACGTAGAAGGAAGGGTATAGCCACGACCGTTTTCATCGAGCTCACCACGAACGCCTTCGAGAAGGTGTTCAAGGACCAGTCGAGCAACAAGACGGGAGCTCGTAGGGGGGCTGGAGCCGACTCTGTTCGCCGCCCGCTTCGGGGGCTCGAGGTCAAGGACGACACGCACGCCGTCATCCGTGTTCTTCGATCGACCGGGCAAGAGGTCCCGCTGGTCACTTCCAGCTACTTGGGCGGTGAGGGCCCTGCCTATACCAACTTCATCTTGCAGAGTGTGTCGGAGCAACGGCAGGAAAAGTCGCAGATCGTCGAGACGTTCGGCGAGGACTACATCTTCTTCTTCGGTGAGCGTCCTCGGATGCTGGCAGTAGACGCGGTGCTGCTCAACTCTTTCGACTTCAACTGGGAGGCCGAGTTCTGGGAGAACTACAATTTGTACCTCCGAGGCACCAAGTGCGCCGAGCTCGGGGCCCGCGTCTACTTGTTCTACGACGACAACATCGTCGAGGGCTACATGATGGGGGCGCAGGCATCGAAGAGCTCGCAGATCCCCATGCAGGTGACCATGAGCTTCACCATGGTGCTCACCAACTACTCGAACATCTCGTTCATCCGGTCCTCGAGGTACCCGGTTCGTCCGATGGCCACCAAAAGCTACTCGGAGAACAACCCGGAGGACTACCAGGTCATCGGCTTGGACACTTCGAAGAACCCAGGGTGGCTCCAACCGAAGAGGCGCACTGCCCTAACACCAGAAGACAAGTTCCGAGAAGCACCAGTCGACAGAAGGTTGAAGAGTCGTACGGACATCACCGATAACGTCGACGAGTGGACAGGAGACCGACGGGTCATCCCTCTCGACTGGGAGAGTATCCGCGACGCCGAGCGGGCGGAGGCAGCCAGACTCGAGGACCAGGCCATCATCGAGGCGTGCAAGCGCGGGGCACTCGCGGACAACCCAGACTTCCTACGCAACACTGGTCTTGCCGGCGCCGGCGCCGGCTCCGCCATTCGCTCCCAGGTCGGTGTGGGGGCAAGTGCCCGGGCTGGGATAGGCGCGGGGGCAGGCGCTTGGGCAGGGGCAGGCGTCAACGCGGGCGCAGGCGCAGGGGCATACGCCGGAGCGGGCGCCTGGGTGGGCGCCGGCGTCGGAGCGGGTGGAACCTGGTCGGGCTCCGGAACCTGGTCGAAGTCGAGCTCGGGCGCGGGCGCCGGCTACTACGGCGGGCAGGGCGTAGGCTACGACCCCTTCAACCCGTTCATCACGAACCCTGGTGGGGCCATTGGCTACTACGCCGGCGCGGGCTACTACGGGCCCGGACAGAGCGGCACACAGGGCTACGGCTCTGGCAGCGCGGTCGCCAGCCAGGGTGGGGGCTACGTTGCAGGTGCGGGCGCCGGCGTCGGGTGGACCCCGGGGCAGGGCGTGTCGTCGGGCTCGTACGCGTACTCTGGGCAGATCCCTTCGGAGAACCTGCCGTCGAACCAGAACTACTCTGGCAGCGCATGGATGCCCTACTCCACTCCGCAGGCCCCGGCCAGTTCCAGCCAGCGCGCTCAGGGGGCCTACTCTGGGGGGTTCTTCGGGGGCAGGTTTGGCGCGCAGGGCTACGCGGCCGCGGGCTACGCGTCGAGCTCGGGCGGCGGCACGGCGTCGCAGCAGTACTACGCCGGCGCGTACGCAGGGTGGGACCCTATCAACGGCGGTCAGTCGTCGACTTGGAGCGGCAAGTCACCCACCGGCCGCGGCCTGCCGCCTGGGCAGCCCGGCGGCGGACTGTTCGGCGTCAGCGCGGTTCCTGGCAATCTCGGAGGTGGACCCATCGATCCGAGGACCGGCAAGCCCTGGTCCACCAACATCATCAAGGGCGCCTACAAGCAGGGCGCCTCTCAGTCGAACCCCTATGGGCGCGTTGACCAGGCCACCTGTGACGCGTACCGAGACGCAGGAATGCTATGACAGCCGTCGCCAGCAGGCTGAGTATTCGGGCCTTCATCGAAGGGGCGGAGGTGCCGGTCGTTGCTGTTCAGGTGAACTCTGCGCCGAACAGCGCTATGGCAGCAAGCCTTCAGGTTCCTCCCCTTTCCGAAGGCCTCAAGATCCTGCCCCGTTCTCTCGTCCACGTCTTCTTCGACGACTTTGCTGGTCCCCACATCAACTCCGAGTTCATCAATCAGCAGGCCAACCGTCCCGAGAACGCCACTACCCAGATGATTCAGGACGAAGGGACCATGGCGGGCTACCGCTTGCTGTACGTTGGGGAGGTAGTAGGGGTGCAGTGGTCCAAACGCGCCACGACGCGTTCCCTCGTTCTGCACCTGCTTGACCTTTCGAGCTACTGGGATACGGCGTACCAGTGGATGAACACGGACATCTTCGGTCCGGGGTACAAGGCGGTCTTCTCCGGGGGCGGTACCGACATGTTCACCGACTTCCTCGCTTCCGCCAGTGAGATCGTCACCGGGCAGCTCAATTACGGCATCCGCAAAGGCAGCGTGCAGTACCCGGCCCTGCGCGGTCTTCTTGGTGGCATCGTTCGGCTGCTTGAGAAGATCGGCGGCTCGTACATGCAGGGCAACAACTACCCCGGCTCGAACGCTTTCTTCTCTCTTGCCGAGCTACGGCTACATGTCACCCAGATGATCAGCGCGTACGACAAGGACCCGACCGCAAGCCGGCTGCTCGGGGGGAGCTGGGACGGGTTGTTCGGCCGCACGATCGGCAACCTTGGTGACCACACGAACATGCGCCAAGTGATCAACGCGCTGGCGCCCGCCATCTTCCACGAGACGTACGCGCAGCCCTGCCCGCTGTACACGCCGGGCTCCGGAGGAACCGTCAGCGGCTACAAGCGCACGACCGTCATGGCCAGCGCGCAGACGCAGGTCTTCGCACTCAAAGGGCGAGAGCTCGCTATAGGCATTGAGGAGCTCATCAACCGTCTCGATGTTCCGAGCACTTCCAGGGCGTCGATCCTTAGCACCATTCGGGGCTTGACCAATCAGTGTCGGGTGGCCTCCAACACGGTGCGGGACAAGAATGCCAGGCAGGTGCGCCAGCACTTCAGTCAGGCAACCACGAAACTGGGACAGGCGGCAGGAGCGGCCTCGAGGTGGAAGCCGGGCACTCGCGCGGACACGCAGCTCAGGTCGCATCTGAGCGCGGCGGCCTCGAAGCTGCGTGCCATCAAGAGTTTGACCATCAGCGAGACGGCCAAGAAGGACGCCATCCCAGCACGGCTGCACCAGCAGATCATGCGACCGGACATCTGGTTCGGGCCGCCTCCCCGATGCAACGTCATCTTCCCGGAGCACTACACGCAGCTCGACTACCAACGGATGTTCTTGCAGGAGCCGACGCGCCTACTGCTCAAGACCCACGAGGAGTTCTACGGAGAGGACGAGCTGTTCGACAAGTTCTACTTTGCTCCGTATGCCAAGGGCCTGAAGGGCAAGAACAAGAACCTGCTCGTCAACATGCTGCGCCGAGACATACTCGAGCACGAGCTGTACACCGGCATCCTGCCCGTCTACGAGAAGATGGGGGAGTTCAGCATCTTCGCTGCACAGACGGGGGCAGTGAACGGCAAGCGCGCGAAGGTGGGCGCTGCCCAGCGCACGTCCAACTTCCTGTACTTCAAGTATCGTTTCGAGCCCCGCCAGCTCTCAGTTACCATGCGGTTCAACCCGTACATCGCGTGCGGGTTTCCGTGCCTGGTCATCGACAAGTACATGGACCAGGACCTGATTCAGAGGCACAAGGCCATCATCGAGGAGAACGGTGGAACCTTCCCTCAGGACCAGGCCAAGTACTTCGGTACGCACTTCCTTGGCAACGCCATGAACGTGACCCACTCCCTCCAGCAGGACCGCGGTGGCATCACGTTGGTGCAAATGAACTACGCCAGGCAGGCCGACGAGAAGACCGAGTTCCTCGGGATGCACCAGGGCGACGACCGCGTGAAGTCGTACAAGCGCTACGAGAACGATGCCCTTCGCAAGACGGACGTGGCGTCGACGACGGCGCCGAGGATTGGGTCGCTGGGCCCGGCGTTCGGTCAGATCACGCAGGTCGTGGACGTGACCGGGGAGTTCGGCCCGCAGACGACCGGTGGCACCTCGTTCTTCCCATCGCTGCCCATGTACTTGTCTCGACGCAAGGGCGAGGCCGCGCTTCCGCAGGTGCAGGTTGGAGTGGCGTTGCCGGCCCGAGCATTCGGCCCCGACGTGGAGAAGCTGTTCGACTTCCCTGACCAGATCGTCAAGTTCAGGGCGTACCGGGTTACGGAGGAGATACCGCGGTACCGACGGGAGATCACCAACCTGCCTCCGGAGGAGCTCATCCGGCCGGGCTGGTACGGCGACATCTGGCACCCCGGCAACATCGGCAAGGCCTACCAGTTCTTCTTGGCCACCGGGTCCATCTGCGACCAGCAGCAGATCCTCGATGCCAACGGGCAGGAGCCGGCGCACAACACGGCGACGGACGGAGAGGCCACGGTGGTCGACCCGCTCGACGCGGAGGCCTCCACTGGCAACGAGCAGGAGTTCGTGGACACGGCGCCGGCGGTTCTGTCTCTCATGCGCAAGTACGGCCTCGACAGGCAGGGCAACAAGGTCAACTGGGTTCAGGTGCTCGATGGTGTCGAGTTCCTCATGCACGTCTACTCGTACGTGAAGCAGAACCCCGAGATCAGCGTCGACGACTTCATCCGCAGCTACACCTGGCGCCCCATCGCGACGATGCTCGAGATGTTTGGGACCCCCGACTTGGCCTACAAGTACGACCCGGACGCCAGGGCGCAAGTAGTGGATGAGGGGATCGAGGGGTTCCACAGTCGGGCGTTCATGCCGAGGGGCATGAGCTTCGAGAACTTGAACGGCAACCAGTCTGGTGACTTCTCGGGGGACATCTTCACCCTTGTGCCTACAGACGTGGAGAAGATGATCGGCGTCAGCAGAGACGACAAGTCTTCTCTGTTCTCCATGCGGGGCGACGTGCGAAAACAGAAGCAGGACGCGGTGCTCGAGTACCTGTCCTCCCTGTTGTACGCCAGAGCCATTCTCGGGTAGCCTGCCCATGATGTACGCGGGCATGAAAGAAGAGCTGCTGGAGATCACCAAGGCCGCGGCCTGCAGGGCGAGGATGACCGTCGCGCAGACGCGTCAAGGTCGACGTCCAATGCGGGTGGAGACGCTGCTCAAGAAGGACAAGGAAGGCTCCTTGTTCAAAGAGTCAGGCAGCTACGCTCTTGAGGCCGGCGGGCCGCAGGGCACTTCTACTCCCTTCCCCGATGAGGGGCTGAAGGGGACCCCCATCGCCCTTCTTCGTGGGAAGCCTCGCAAAGGGGACGTGCCCAGCGTCAAGGACGAGATGGGATCCGTCGATCGAATCGACGGCCGAGGCAGCGCGTACACTCAGGTGTCCCCCAGCACACAGGTAGACGGGGTCGAGATATGAAGATCGCAGAAGCGCTGCTGAAGATTGCGAGCGACGATCGCCCGCCGACCGTGGAAGAGACCCGCGACGCCATACGCCGGCTCAAGCGCATCAACGAGTCGGACCCGTCGCTGGGCCACAAGCTCCGGTACGCCGGGCTCGGTGCCGTGGCCGCGCCCGTGATGGCGGCTATCACCGGGGCCATCGCCGGCAAGCCCTCGTTGTCCGGGCCGCTGAAGCAGAAGGCGCGGCAGCTCGCCGCCCAGTCCGTTGGCGGAGCGGCCATGTTCGGCGCCATTCCTATCCTGCGAGGTCAGATCGACCGGCAGATGGAGCGGAGCAAGATCGAAGACTTCCTCGAAGGGCACAAGAAGACGTACGTCACACCGAAGGGGAACCTGCGGCGGCTGTCGGGCGGGCGTGCGGACCTGTTCCGCCGCTTGGCGGCGAAGTACCCCGACGCCATCGAACCGGAGAAGGTGGCCAAGGTCCTGACCATGAAGGGGCGCAAGCGGATCAAGGAAAAGAACTTCGCGATCCCCTCCGAGAGCGGCCCCGGCGGCACTGGCCGATACCCAATCCACGACGTCACGCACGCCAAGGCGGCCATTCAGATGGTCGGCAAGCACGGAACTCCTGAGGAGAAGGCCAAGGTGTACAACGCCGTGGCCAAGAAGTACCCCGGGCTGGCGACCAGATCATCTGTCATAGACAAGGCTGCCAGTGCCATGACCGCTGAACTGTTGGAGATCTGCCATGCCTGCCTGGGTTCATGATCGCGCTCAGCACCTGTTGGCCAAGAACCCGAACATGCCCAAGAGCATGGCGTTCGCCTTGGCGACGGATCAAGGGCACGCTACTGGGAAGACCCCCAAGAAGTACGGCACTCTGGAGGGGCGCAAGCGGGCCAAGCAGAAGTACGACAAGCCCCGCAAGGAGTATGTGAAGACTCCGAACCCCGGCAACTTGGAGACGCCGAAACTCGAGAGTAGGGAGAAGACCGCCATGTACGACTTCATGAAACAGGAACTGCTCGAGATCACACAGGGCAGTCAGGAGAAGACCGCGTCGGGGTGCGTCATCGACTTCGACAACGACGGCAACCGAATGGGCGTCGAGTGGCACGAGGATGCGCTGGCCCGCATCATGGGTTTGCCTCGAACGTCCGGCTCCATCATGGGCAAGACTGGAGCTGCTCGTTGGGTGAAGGAGCTAGGCGACCCCGCCGTTCTGAGGGGCATGAAGGCCCGGTTGAAGTCAGTCATTGGTCGTACGCATGAGGGGAGCAACTACGGCGACTATGTCAAAGAGCAGGGCACTAAGACGTTGGATATGATGGCGAGTAGGGGCAAGGGCGGTACAGGTCCTGCTGGCGGCAGCTTGACCCGCGGTTTGCGCAAGCAGCTGAATCCGGGGGCTGTTGCGTCCAACAAGGGGTCCATCGATGACCTGGTCAACGCCAATGCGTCTGCTCAACAGGTGTCAAAGAGAAAACACTGGATGCAGCCCAAAGAGTTCCGTAATCAGAAGACCTCTTCAGTCAAGCTGTCAGCCATGAAGGAGGCGTTCAAGCGCTCCTACTATCACGGCACAGGGCCGTGGGGGCCGACGTTCATGAAGACCGACAAGATGCCGGACCCGTCCCGGGTCGCACAGTCGCAGATGCCCGCCCAGCAGGCCATCGAGAACATGAGCGGCAAGGTGGCCGGGGCCGCGATCACCCCGGCGGCGCGCCTGGCAACTTCCATGCAGGTGGGTCGCCCGCCGGCGGCGCTGTCCAAGGTCGGGCCAAGCGTGGCGCAAGTTGGTAAGATCAAGGGGCCTGGTTCTGGTACGGCGCTGCCCGGCGCCAAGGAAGGAGGCTCGGTATGAAGGGCAAGGTAGAGCAAGCTCCGATCAACAAGATGGCCGCGCTCAACGCGTGGCGAGAGACGGCTGACCGACTCCAGAAGGAGGCGATGAAGCTCAAGCCGGACACGCTTCGGCAGAAGGTGGCGGCGCTCAAGATCGGCCAGTGATCGGTCATAAGGGCTGTGGAGGTTCCACATGCCCCGAAGAAAGAAGAAAGAGAAAGCAGCAATGGAAGACGGCGACCCCAGGGAAGAGGAGAAGGCGGCACAGATGTTCGCCCAGGGCCTCATGGGCGCTTCTTCTACACCCCCACCACCCCAAGTCGACCCAGTGCAGCAGGTAGCTGCCGACCAGAAGAAGCTCAACAGGAGGCAGCAGGACCTGGAGCTTTGGCACAAGTGGGATCAGGGCGGGCGAAAGCCCGAAGACCTTGCGCCGCTGCTTCAGCACTTCGAGGGGATGAAGCAACAACAGCTTCGCACCAAGAAGTTCGGGCCGCAGGTGCAGCCAGATGCGCTCGCGGCCGAAGTGGACAAGCGGATGATTCAGCGTCTCGAGACGTTCAACCCGCGGTACGGCACCGCGCTGTCCACGCATGTGTTTCCCGGCATCCGCTCTTCTAGCCGTTGGGGTAACATTCACGCCAACACCCGCGCGCTCCCGGAAGCTGACATGCAACAGATCAGCCCTCTGCAGGCCGCGCGCGACGAGCTGCATGAGCAGCTCGGCCGGCCACCCACCCACGAGGAGATCGCGGCCCACGCGAAGATGCCCCTCAAGCGCGTGAACAAGATCCTCACCTCCGCCGATCAACGAGACGTCCTTCAGAGCTCGTTCGAGGCGGACCCCACGCCGCGGGCCCAGCCCCGGGACGTGGAGATCCGAGACCCCTTCTACCGAACCCTTGAGGGCCCCGAGAGGGAGGTCTTCGCTCACTGGTACGGCCTCGACGGCCGCCCCCAGATTCGCAGCGGAAAGCAGCTCGCCAAGAAGCTCGGCAAGAGCGAAAGCGAGATCTCACACATGCGGACTCGTATCTTCAACAAGTACAAGTCCTACCTCTGATCCCCAGCACAAGTAGACCTTCAACAGCGGCCACATCGTGGCCGAAGGAGACAGCTATGGCCATTCGAATGGTTCACCACGACGGGCGGAACTATCAGGACGCGGTTTCGGAAGCCGCCAAGCACGCCCGAGGGAAGATGGAACTGATGCTCGAGCGTGGTGCGCAGCGCACGAAGGAGGCGATGGAGCGCGTCGAAGCGTCAGTCCCCACAGACTTCATGGACAAGGGCAAGGACCTCGAGTTGGAGCTCAAGCGGCACGAGGTCGAAGGCAAGACGATCTTCAACCTGCTCATGCAGGGCAAGTACGTGCCGGGCGGCACCACCATCCACCGTCACGCCCTCGGTCAGATCCGGGAGCGTTCGGGCGCCCCTGACATGAAGTACATCGACCGGATGCTCGCCGGCAACGAGGACCAGCAGGACCGCGTCGTCGACTTGCTCAATGAGCATCTTCACAAGGACGTCGGGGACGACCGCAACTTGGTGCGGACGGTGAACTCTCAGGCGCTCGGGTTCTTGTCCGACCAGTACAAGCGGTTCGACAGCCCCTCCCTCTTCAACCTGTTCCTCGACGTGGCGCAGAAGAACGGCGCCGTGCTCGTCGGGGGCGACAGCACGTCTATTCGGCACACCATGCGCGCCTTCATTCCTCACGTCTTTGAGCCCGTGAAGGACGAGGTCCTTTGCATCGGCGTGGAGATGCTCAATGGCGACTTCGGCGGTAGCCGGTTCGTCGTGCGCATGATCATCAACCGTCTGTGGTGCACGAACTTGGCGACGATGATGCACGGGATCAAGAAGACGCACATCGGCGCCAGGCTGCCCGAGGACGTCGTGTTCAGCGACAAGACCATGAAGCTCGACACGGAGCTGCTGGTCAGTGCCAGCAACGACGTCATCAAGTCGATGCTTCAGCCCGAGCGGGTCGACGCGGTTCTGCAGGCCATCAAGACGGCCTCCGAGGCGGAGCTCGAGTGGCGGGACGCGGAGAAGCTCCTCGCCAAGCATCTGCGCAAGCCCGAGCTCGAGATGGCGCAGCAGATGTTCGAGACCAAGCAAGACGACCCGACCGGGCCGGTACCCCCCGCCAAGAGCTTCTACAAGGCCGCCCAGATTCTGTCGTGGCAGGCCAACCAGGTGGAGGGCGAGCGGCGGCTCGACCTGATGCAGGCTTCCGGTCAGCTCATGGACAGGTTCCTGCCCAAGGCCGCCTGATTCTTGAGCGCGGCCGCCGGCGCTGGTAGTCTTCACCTCGGAATGGCTACCAGCGCACGGCTCGAACGACTGACGCAACTTCAAGCCTCTGTTCAGAAGTGGGCGGACAACAGACGCGAGAAGATTCAAAAGATCATTGATTCCCACAAGAAGATGTTGAAGTCTCGGGGTAGTACGGCCAGCCGCGCCTCTGAAGCGGCTGAGTCAATCGTGGTCGATGAGATCACGGACTTCCTATCGTGAGGCCCCCGATGACAGAAGAAGTTCCCAAGAAGGTGATTGAGGACGCGGACAAGTACCAGCTTTTGCTGCTGGCCAGCCAGTACCAGAACCTCCAGCTCCAGCTTCAGGTCTTGCAGCGCGACGCCCTCACGGCGCAGCAGCAGATCGCCAAGAAGCAGCAGGAGCTGGTGGACTTCCGAAGGCATGTCGGGGAGAAGTACGAGGTCGACTTGACCAAGATGACGCTCGACCCCGAGACCAGCGAGTTCGTTCCCATCCCGGCGAACATCCCCTTCCAAGTGCAGAAACCAGAAGGTGCAGGATGAGAGTTTACCCCGGCGTCGCCTCCTTTTCTCTTTACCTACCGACTTCCGATTGGGAGGGGAGGTACAACGCCTACGGCGTGGAGGTCAGCCGGGGCAACAGCGGTGTGTACGAGCCCATGACGGTGGGCGTGACGTACTCGCAGGCCAGCTTCCAGATCCCGGAGCTCGTGCAGTACGACGTGGCGGGCAGGAATCTGGAGCTGCTCGTCAACGGAAGCCAAGAGGTCACCGTCTCGTTCACGAGTCCTGACCCTGCGGACGTGCTCGCCGCGTTGGTGGGCGCGGCACCCTCCATCATGACGGCCGAGAACGTGGACGGCAGCATCGTCGTCAGCACAGTCAGCACGGGCATCGGGTCGTCCCTACAGATCGTCGGCGGGGACGCGGCGCCGGCGCTGTACCACGACACTACGGTGCCGACGAAGGTCTTCTACGGCACGGACGCCCATCGCCCCCTTACCGCGGGGGTGCAGACCTACCAGTTCGTGGACCCGTTCCGCTCCGACACCAACGTCTACCGCTTCTACTACTTCAACACGCTCACCTCGGCCCGCGGCCCGCTCAGCCCTGACTACTCGGGCAGAGCGTCGTACAAGCGGCCGCGCGAGGAGATGATCGTCGGATCGCTCGAGCTGCTCGATTCACAGGGCAGGCCCAGGACGAACAAGGAAGTTCTCGTTTACGTGGACCGGGACCCGTCGAATCGAATCATCACGCCCGACAAGGTGCAGGCGTGGACCGATGATACCGGAACGGTGTCGTTCCTGTTGCTGCGCGGGCTCGAGTGCACCTTGTCGATCGTGGGCACCGGCCTGATGCGCAAGATCCGGGTCCCCGCGGAGGGAGAGACGTTCAACCTGCTCGCGCCTGAGGTCGGCGTCGAGCCGGACAACTTCCAGGTGCAGGTACCGAACATCCAGGTGGGCGCTCGAAGGACTTTGTGATGGCTGAGGTGGTCATCTTCCATCAGGACCTGCATTCCAGGGCCGCGTCTGGCTGGAAGCACAAGACCACCAAGTTCGCCCCTGGCACGTCCGTCAAGTACTACCTAGCGCGCTTCCCCGGGCTGTCCGGATCGAGAACGAACAGGCAACTGAGGGTAGGCAAGTTGCAGGAGGGAAAGAGGGTCTGGGTGAAGGTTCGGACGAGCTACGTTTTGAAAGAGGGGGAGAACATCGCCCTCACACCGAAGGAGTGGTGACCCATGCCGTTCGTCAACGTCAAGCTGCACACGGTCGAAAAGCAAGGCACCCACGAGCACATCCCGAACGTGTCCGTCCGCCTGTTCAACCAGTGGGGCAGCGCTCTTCTGACCATGTACGACAGCGGGCCCACCGGCGTCGTCGAGACCATCGTGCCTACGGAGCTCGGCCCGTTCACGGCGCGCATGTTCAAGATCGGGTACGCTTGGGGCCCGCCAGTGGCGCTCGACATCACTGAGGACAGCGAGTGGGATCTGTACGGCGAGAAGCTCAAGGACCCGGTCTCCGCAGACCCTCGCGTGTGCGTGGCCAGCGGCTACTTCCGGGACGCCACGAACCAGCCACATGTCGGCATCGACTTGCACTTCCTGCCCGTGTTCGACCCTCTGCTCGTCGACGGCAACGCAGTGCTCAAGGAGCGCACCCTCGTGCACTCGGACGAGGACGGCTACATCGAGATCCCATTGATCCGCGGTGCCCAGTACGAGGTGACCATCGAAGGCATCGACGAGTGCACGCGACGGATCAACGTCCCCGACCAGTTTTCTTGCAATCTACCGGATCTGCTGTTCGCGTTCGTCAAGACAGTCTTGGTGGTGCCGAACCCGGCCGAGCTCGCCGTCGGCGCCGCGCTCGACTTGGACGTGACGGTCCTGGCATCCAGCGGTGTCCCGCTCGATGGGACGGCCACTTCTGACGTCCTTTGGACCTTGGAGCAGTCCGTTACCAACCCCGTCGTCGGCATGAACGTCCTGCCGGACAAGATCACGCTCACGGGGCTCGTGCCCGGCGCCGCCCGTCTCATCCCACAACGGATCGACCAGTCCATCATCTCGATCCCCTATCAGCCGCTGAATCTCCAGTCGGTACCCATCACGGTGATTCCATGAATCATGAGGACATGTTCGAGAACCCGGCCCTGCGGCGAATCCCCATGGCGCCGGCCATCGCTGCTCTGCGCATCGCAATGAGCCACCCACCCACGCACTACGTCGTCTCGCACGCGGTCATGAAGCTGCTCGAGAAGTGGCTGCTCACGGGCAAGAAGGAGCCGCTGCTCCTGCACATGAACACGTTGCAGGACGAGGTGGAGCGTGCGCGCAAGTCCTTCTTGGTCTGGGAGAAGGAGCCCGATCCTCCCCCGGTCAAGAAGAAGGGCGTCACGATCAAGCCCAAGAAGCCGAAGGGCCCCTTGTACACGTACATGGCGACCAGGGCCCTTTTGTGCGCAACGACGGTCGCCATCAACGGCAACCCCGAAGAGATGGTGGACATGCTCGAATGTCTCGACGACGTCCCAAGCTCGTACGGAGACTCCGATGGAGAAGACGCCGAGTCGCTCACATCCGTGCTCGAGAGCCTCGACATGATCTTTCATCGGAGTCACTGGGCGAAGATAGCAAAGGCTTCCTAAGCCTCCCGTCCGGGCAGCCGCTCGCGACGTACAGGCAGGAGGTCTCCGACTCCTTCTCGGAGGAGTATCCGGAGCCCTTTGACCCTGAGCACTACCTGTATCACGCCCGCTTGTTGTGGGTGGGCGTGATACGTCGCGCCATTCGAGACTGGGTGCTCAACCGTCGGAGCAAGGTTTTGTCCAAACGGGCCGTTGCTCGCGACGCGTACATCTGGCTCTTCGTGGAGGGGCCAGGGCACCCTCATTGGCGCGAGCGCGGGGAGGAGGGGGTCATCATGAGCTTCTTGGGCCTGTGCAAGGCCATGGACCTGGACCCCGTGGCTCTGCGAGAGGGCATCAAGCTGCTCGACAAGGACAGCATGAAGAGCCGCATGTCTGAGACCAGGCAGAACGTGTCGGAGAGCGACTCGTACAGCAGCTCCGTGCCCTGCCTGTGCCACGGGCTGCTTATCGACGACGACGAGTTGCCGAGCGATACTTCCTCGGACTACTACGACTACGTCGTCGGCGAGGACTAGATGCCCTACACCACACAAGAGATAGAGGATGCGGTCGCCAAGTTCCTGCGCCCCGAGGTACGGCACCCCGTGGATGCGGCGAGCGGGGTACGCAAGACGGACGTGTCCTTCACGGACCTGCAGGAGGCGGCGGCGAGCGTGTTCGTCATGGAGCCGGACTCCGTCTTCTACGTGACGTACTTGGCGTCGAAGAAGACGGTGAGTCCCGTGAACACGCTGCGAGACGACGTCCAGGAGATCTACGACCAGTTCGACAGTCTGCTTCGACAGCCTCCGCAACCCCTCGACGACCTGAGCACCCTGGCCAACGCGGCCTCTGCCCTGACGAAGATGGAGGCGGTGTCGAAGAACTCCGCCCCCAAGAATCTGTCGACCGTGTCCTCCTACGCGCTGTACGAGACGAACGTCAACCAGTTCTTGGAGAGGATCAAACCCAGCATCGTCCACAACTCGGACGTGGTGCAGACCACCAAGGATCTGCGGTCCACATTGCCGGGGCGCGTCGCGGGGCTGTCGGCTCAGCTCCAAGACATCACGACGCGCGTCCAGTTCATGCACGCGGCCCTCGACGACTACCAGGCGCTCAAGCTGCCCAGCGTCTTGACCACGAACGTGCTGACGCGTGCCCGACGGCTCGTGAACAACCGCTACGTGGAACTCGAGAGCAAGACGCTCGAAGAGAGGCAGGAGGGGCTGCGGGACCTGGCACTGGAGCTCATCAGCTCCAAGGGCGTCGTCAGGCAGCTCGGGCAGTTCTCGTCGCCCACGGATCGGGTGACCATGGTCGGTTCGGCCAGCGGCTTTGCCGACGCCGACCACCCGTGCGAGCCGGCGAATGTGGAGACCCTTTCGGACCGCCTCAATGTCCAGGCCGCCGCCAATGTCCTGACCTTCGAGCTCAACGGCGGGGCCCCGTTCAACGTGACCTTGCCGGTGACTTCGGACGAGATCGTGTTGCGCGGAAGCGCGTTTGAGCCCTTCAACATCAGCGGGGGGACGCCTGCGCACATCGAGCAGCGGGCAGTGCAAGCGCCGTACACGTTCTCTGTCCTGTCCGAGCTCCACCTGACGGTGAGGACCGCTACTACACCCACCGGGGACTTGCAGGTCGACATTCCTGCCGGCACCTACACGGACGGTCAGTTGGCGGCGGTCATCAACGGCGGCATCACTGCGTCGGCTTTCGCTGGGCAGTTTTTTGCCTTCGCGTTGGTGGGCGGGGGCTTCGCTATTGAGTCGTCCGCCCTTGGCCCTCTCAACTTCATCGCCGTGTCGAACGGTGCTGCAAACGCCGCTCTCGGTCTGACGGCGGGGCAGAACGGCTCGGGCACGCTGGACAACAGCTTCATGGAAGTGCGAACAGGGGTCAGCACGGCCTTCATCGCACTGACCACGGGGGTCAGGTCTGCGCAAGACGTAGTCGATGAGATCAACGCGGTGCTCATCCCCTCCTCTGTGAGCGCCGAAGCGCGCGTGGTTGAAGTGTACCCGTCGGCGGGCAACAAGCAGTACATCGTCGAGGTCTTCAGCTCAGACACCGCGCCCGGCGCCGATCTCGAAGTCACGGGTGTCCGAGAGTCTCTCGGCATGCAGGGCGTCGCGGGGCGGGGGGACGGGCTGTTCACCATCGACTCTCTTGAGGGGGCGCTACGAGGTTCCGCAGCGCTCACCGCGGAAGTCGACATCGAGTCGGTGGAGACGTCTGGGGCCCGTAAGCTCGTGCTCACGTCGAAGGACACGACGGCCAGCTCGGCCATCTCCGTGTCCGGTTCAGCCGCCTCGGCTACGTTCTCCACGACCATCAGCATCGGCACTTCTTCGTGGGTGCAGATGTCGGACCCTTCGAAGGAGGTGAAGTCCGGCGACCTGTTTCAGTACCGAGACCAGCTCGGCAACTTGGTGCTCGAGGAGCCTATCGTGTCGGTGAGCGAAGACCTGCTTCAGCTCACGACTCCGCTGCCCGTTACCGCGACCGTTCCTTTCACCCCCGCGCCCGTCTGGGTGACCATCGCCCGCGCCGGCAACTCCGCCTTCACAGCCTTCCAGGCTGGGTTGGAGCTTTGGATGTCGCGAGACTTCACTCAAACACTGAGTGAGCTGACGCGCTACGCGAACGCCACGCTGGCCGACAAGAATCCATCAAGCGCGGAGATAAGTGCAGTGAAGGGGCAACTACAGGTGATCCTCGACGCCTTGGACGCTCTCGTTCCCGTGCTCGAGGGCTACAGCATCAGCAGCTCTGCTGGTATCACCGACCTCATCCGCGACTACTCCGAGAAGGGGGCCGACCGCGCGCTCGACACGCTGCTCGAGTGCCGGTTCGGCGACTTCTTCGGCATGAGCGCAGACGACTCTTCTTACGCCGGCAACTTGATGTCCGGCCTCCGGGACCTGGCCCGCATGGACTACCCCATCGACCGGCGCGATCGGCTCCGTGGGGGGGAGGAGCGGGTGTTCGCGAGAACAGAGGGAGAAGACCCGGAGTTCGAGTACGACGAATCCCAGCTGGATCCAGGCTTCTACAGCCCGGACGAAGTTGGCCAGCCCGACACGTTCTAGTAACCAGTACAACAGAAGGAGGAAGACATGGGCTACTCTGCTCAGATGAGCAAGCTCAATGCGGAGCACTACGTTTGGATCCGGGAGTTGATCACTCCCCACGCTACGGACGCAGGCATCGGCCCCGAGTTTGACCTGTACCGCATCTCCAGCACCGGCCCTCCCACGAGCCTGGTCACTTTCACGGTCGGGGACGCCAGCGGGTGCATCGACGTGACTTTCCGATCACAGGACATCGAGTAATGACCGACGACGAGCGCGACCTTCTACGCTGCGCGGCGCTGCTTCGGCAGTTCGTGACAGAGGCTATGGAGCAGCTGGGCGCGCCCGGTAAGGACAACGTCAAGGACGCGCTCAAGTACCTCAAGGACCGGCAGGTAACCGCTGTTTACCCGCTGGAGCCCTTCGATGACGAGGACACCGAAGCCGCGGCTCACCGCATCTTCGGCAACTACATCTACAACCAGGTCTTCGATAGACCGCCGTGGAGAAGAAAGTAATGGCAAGAATCATCACCAAAGAGCAGTTCTTGGCCCACGCGGCCGTTCGCGCTCTTCTTCTACCGATGCTCGTCACAGACCCTGACGAGTCCGACAGGCGGCAGCTCCTGCTCGCCCGCGCCGACAAGCTGATCGGCCTCGACCCCCGGGACCGCACTCGCAGCACTTCCATGAAGGTCGCCGAGGAGATCCTCCAGATGTTCGAGGGCGAGATCGTGGGGGAGTCCACACGCCCCGAGCAGCCGACCGTTCCGGAGGGCGCATGATCATCCTCCTCGACTGCGACGATGTCCTTGCGCAGTTCACCCAGGGCGTCATCGATGTGCTGAACGCCAAGGGCGGCTACGACTTCGACATCAACGACTGCACCGACTGGGACATGGCCCATTCGTTGGGCATCTCCAACAACTCCGTCTTCGGCATCGCCAGCGAGGAGGACTTCTGCACGAACCTCAACATGATGCCGGGCGCGCAGGAGGCGGTGGAGAAGCTCAAGGCGTACGGCCCCCTGTACGTGGTGACTTCCCCCATCCACACCTCGAAGACTTGGCAGTTCGAGCGAACCAGGTGGCTCTGGGAGCACTTTGAGATCAGGGCGTCGAACGTCATCCATGCCAGCGCCAAGCGACTCATCCGAGGTGACTTCTTCGTCGACGACCGTGCTGACCACGTCGAGGCTTGGCAGGAAGAGAACGAAGACGGCTGGGCTTTCGTACTCGATGTGCCTTGGCCCCGGCAACAGGAGGTGCAGGACATCCACAGGTGCAGAAACTGGGATGAGCTGTTGATGCACGCCAACGAGTGCTGGGAGAGGGAAGGGAAGCGATGATCATCGGACTGACTGGGTACCCGCCCGGCGGCAGTGGCAAGAGCACCGTCGCCGACTTCTTGTGCAAGGAGTACGGCTTCGTCGAGGTGGCTTTGGCCGACCCCCTCAAGCGCATCTGCGCGCAGGTGTATGGGTGGCCCGAAGACGTTCTGTGGGGGCCGAGCGAGAACCGCAACGTACCGGACCCGCTGTACCCTCGGCACAAGTACAATCCCAAGTTCTCGACCAATCAGGACGGGGTACCGGGGATATACTTTGACACGTACGATGGTCGACGGTTCGAACCGCAGTACCTCACCCCCCGCCACGCGCTTCAGCAGATCGGGGACTGGGGGCGCGGTTGCTACGAGGACACGTGGGTGGACATCGCGCTCCGCGACTGCAAACGGCTGCTCGGCCCGCAGAACCTCAAGTACGACCGGAAGCGCGGGGTCTACCTAGAGGACGATCGGCGTACCTGGGACGAGCAGGAGTACGACGACATCCGCGGGGCCGTCATCTCGGACGTCCGCTACGACTCCGAGGCCAGGGCCATCAGGAACACCGGCGGGAAGATCTGGGCCATCATCAGACCCGGCGCCGGGTTCAAGGGCGAAGCAGGCAAGCACTCTTCGGAGGCGGGCATCTCTGAGGAGCTCGTAGACTTCTGCGTCAAGAACGACAAGGGGTTCGGCTGGCTCAGGCAGCAAGTGCGGACTCTCATGAACCAGGAGAAAAAGAATGCCGAAAGTAGAGGAGTATGACTGCCAGAAGTGTGGCGCGTGCTGCGCCTTCTTCGTAGAGCCTGAGATCGAGGAGTGCAAAGACCCGAAGCCGGGGGAGCTGTACATGAAGGCCCGCCCGGCGGTCCTGAACGCCCCGCTGTTCAAGAGGGACCTAGAGCGGATGCCCAAGCGCATCCGGCAGCAGCTCGTCAGGTTCAGCAAGTTTCGTAGGCGGGACCCCGACATGGACCAGGTCGATACTGGGATGCGGCTCCCGGCGAAGAAGACCAAGTTCGGCTACGCCTGCAAGTTCTTCAAGGGCGAGATCGGTGGCCCTTGCTCATGTGGTATCTACGCCCACCGACCGTTCCACTGCCGCTACTTCATCCCCGACCCCGACAACCCCGTCTGTGTGCTCTCTCGCACGGCCTTCGGCCTCGAGAAGAAGAAGATCTCGGAGTGGAAGTGCGGCGGCTGCAACAGCTACCAGCACATGCTGCTACTCCCGTTCATCAAGAGGCCGCGCAAGTCCCGGACCCAGCTGTACTACGAAGAGGTTCGGTCCGGTCTGAAGAGGCCCGCTGGGGACTACATCAAGAAGAGTCTTCGTACTCTCGAAAGAGAGGGGAAGGCGCCGAAAGGGTCGAAGTATGAAAAGGTCTTGGCCACCTGAGCCCGTCAAACCTAAAGCCTTCGACGAAGGCTACCCCTGCTGCGACTGGTCCTTCACCGTCGTGAAGAACTGCACCTGTTGCAGGCACGGGGACGGCCCTTGCGAGACCTGCGGCACCACCAACGAACGCGACTACAAGCACAAGACGAGGGGAGGAAAGGGAGTCGTCGCGCGAATCCCGAACAGAAGAACATGACCTACGAGCGATACAGACAGGAGCTCGAGTACACCGGGGCCCGCTGCGTCATCGGCATCGACGAGGTCGGTGTCGGGGCGTGGGCGGGGCCCGTGTACGTAGGCGGCGTGCTGCTTGGAGTCGACACCGTCATCCCGGGGGTGAAGGACTCCAAGCAGCTCAGTCACGAGCAGAGGTGCGAGCTGCGCAAGGAGATCCTCAAGTACGAGTGCATGTGCAAGTCGTTCGAGCCCGAGGAGATCGACGTGCTCGGCATCCAGACGTGCATCGACTTGGCCGTGCGCATCATCGCGGGGCGCCTGAGCAAGTTCATGCCGCGCGAGCACGTGCTCGTCGTGTTCGACGGCGACCGGCTGCCCCGCGACCTCAACTTCGCCGCACCTCACTCCGACATCTCGATGCAGGCCATCGCGCTGCCCAAGGCCGACACGTTCGTGCCGGCCGTCAGCGCGGCCAGCATCATCGCCAAGGTCAACCGCGACCGAGCGATGACCATCGAGCCTGACCCCGGCTACGGCTTCGCGGACCACAAGGGGTACGGCACCAAGCAGCACCGCGAAGCACTGGACCGACTCGGCCCGTCCGACTTCCACCGCTTTTCCTACAAGCCCGTCGCCGAGTCTTACCGCGCCCACAACAGCTAGGAGACAGCATGATTCAGTTCTTCGAGACCGCCATGGGACGGCGGTTTTACGAGAGCACTGTGCCCGAGCTCGTCGAGCAGCTCAAAAGACTCAACAGCAACATCGAGAAGCTCATCGAGCAGAACAAGGAGAAAGAAGATGTCGAACACGAAACTGGTCCTCGTTGAAGTTCGCGAGGTCATCTACAACTACCACACCGTCACCCTGGAAGTGCCCGACGAGATCGGGGTCACCGACGAGCGCATCAAGCAGTTCGCGGAACAGCAGTTCGGGGAGCACATGGAGCTGTTCGACTGCGACGACTCGGAGCAGCAGGAGTACGACTGCACGATCATCAAGGGGATCGACAAGGAGCTCCTGGAGCAGCACCGGAAGCACGACGAGAGAAGCATCACGTTCTCGTGCACGTTCCGGCGTTGGCACGAGGCGACGCCGCTCGTGGAGCTCGATGCGGCCAACTTGGCCAACGCCACTGGCTATCTCGGGGACGGAGAGCGCGGTGTCTACTACCGCATCAAGGAGATCAGCACGTTCTTCTACGCGTCGGCGCTCATCGTCACGCCCGAGGGCTCCGAGTACCTGTTCAAGGACTACAAGTCCGGCAACGAGCTCAGGCTCGTCGACCACTGCCAAGACGAGTGCGGGCACTGGTGCAGCCAACACGACGTTGAGGTGGAGCCTCCGCCGCCGCGGTTCGGGGGAAGCGTCGAGCAAAGCGCAAGCCCAGCCTACCGACCGACGACCGGTTCGGCCTGCTCGTGGATGGAGAGTTCTGATGTGGAGCGGTAGCACCATCAGGCATCTACAGGACGAGGCGGCCCGCAAGGCCGCCGTGTTCGGCAAGCGCCCATACGTCCCCTTCGACCATGACGAGATCGATCGGTACGGCGACGAGCCCATCCCCTTCCCCAACATCGGAAGCTACGACCCGCCCGGCTGGGAGAAAGCTGGAGACGAGAACGGGGACATCATCAATCTGTTCGTGGACAGCTCCGGGTGGGGTAGCCCGTGCGAGTCCGCCCTCACCCTCGATCAGCTCAAGCAAAAGCTCCACGAGCTCCAAGACAGCGACGAGACCTACGGCTACGCCATCACCGAGGTCGGCCAGTTCCAGTTCTACATCACCGCGTTCAAGAGGACCGGTGAGCCCGAAGAGGAAGAGGTCGACGAGGAGGCGGCTGAGAGCGCGTGGGAGTATGAGAAGCAGCTCGAGCATATCCGTGACGGGGGCCTGTCGATGCACCTCAGGTCGGACATCACTGCCGCGGAGACTCCGGACGAAGAGGAGGACTGGGCCCACAAGGTGTGGCGCTGGCTGTGGGAGAACGACCAGGAGGCGTTGATCCTCGTCGACGACTACAGCTACATGCCGAACCTCACATGGCGCCGCGTCCTGCCGGCCATTGTCGACATGGACATGCTCGACCCCGAGTCGGACTTGATCCTGCGCGATGTGGACCTTGATGGTTACCGCTTGCTCATGTGCGACTGCCGAGAGCCTCACCGGCAAGGCAGGCCCCAGCAGGCCATCTACTACCGGCTGGTTCACCCAGACGGCTGGATCGTGTTCGAAGGCTCCGACTTTGGGGCCAACGAGACCGACAGCGACGACACCGTTCGAAGCCTCATCAGCTTCCTCACGCTGCGGAAGGGCGACACTGACGATGAGTACTTCAAGGACTACACCCCAGAGCAGCTCGAGTGGCGGGACTCATCTGCTGAAGAGCTCAGCATGTGGGGGGTGGAGCCCGAACAGCTCGAGGACGATCCATTCACCATGTACGAGGTCGACGGCGAGATGACCGTGTTCAAGCCGTGGGGCTACGAAGGGGCGGAGAAGGGCCGTGAGTAGGAAAGACTACCGGGCTCTGGACCCCGCCCTAAGCGAGCAGGGGTGGGAGGTGGAGTTGACGAGCAACGGGCACGTCAAGGCTACCCCGCCGGGCAAGGAGCAACAGATTGTGCACTACTCCAAGTCCAGCGACCCAAGAGCGTTCAAGAACACCCTTCAGAACCTTCGAAGGTCGGGGTTCGTGTGGCCCTGGCCCACGGAGTCCTATCGAGTCTCTGACGGCGAGGAGGCGGAGGAAGAACAGGAGGAAGTAGAAGTGGAACAAGCAGCAGAGGCACAGGTGACGGATCTGCCAGTGCTTGATCCGGACCGACTCTACTACGAGTTGAAGGAGGCCCGAACCTACGCGGCACTGGCGAAGGAGGCGCTGGAAGAGTCCAAGCGCAAGTTCGAAGAAGCACAGAAGGCCCTTCGGGGCTCCGAAGAAGAGTACGAGCTCGCCATCGAGCAGATGAAGACCTGCAAGCATCTGTTCGACACGGCGTTCCACGAGGAGAAGCTATGAAACAGCGGATGAACGCCTACGACGAGAAGGTCCTACACGAGTTTCTCGACAAGAAGGGCATCAAGACTGGCGGGCCCACCAAGAAGGTCCGGGTCCGTCTCGCAGCTCTCACACGAGTCGAGTACAGCTGTGTGCTCGAGGTTCCGGCGAACTACCCCGAGTTCGCTGGCGAGCTGGTCGACCACTTTTACGCCGACGTGGAGGGTAGCGAGTACAACGAGGACCCCGACTTTTGGGAGAAGGGGCACTGCTTCGTGGAGGAGGTGAAGGATGGGAAGGACGGGCAAGAGGGCGGAGAAGGTTGAACCGGAGACCCTCAAAGAGATGCAGATGCGAGGGGGGACTTGGGCAGCCTACCAGAACCACGACATGGGGCACTCGAACTTGGGGCACATTGTGTGCCTGCAGTACGGTCCGGGTTGCACCTTCGAAACGCCGCCCGAACGCATGCCGGACTCGCCGCGGATGGGCGTCATGTGGCGGTATGGCCTGATCGGGACGGTGAACATGGGCACGGGGGAGATCGAGCCGAAAGGAGGCAAGGATGTCGTACTACACGCTGGTAGGGACTAGGGCGGGCAAAAGCCCGGCCGAAGACTACTTCGAGATGCCCAATGAGGAGCGGCCGGATGACGGTTTGCTCGTGCCCCTTGGGTACGAGCCGTGGCCTTCCGCGAACTGTCCGGATTGCGCGCAGAAGGGCCGTGAGCACCCGCTCGTTTGGGCAGAAGCTGGGTTCGTGCCAGGGCACCGCGTGTGCCTTTGGTGCGGAAGTCACTTCGAACTGACCACAGACCGTGCTCTCTACAGAGAGGAACACTTGCATGCGCCTCGCGAAGACACCGCCTCTCTGTGGGTGCTTCGACGCGCGCGGTTCTACAGGAGGAGAGGATGAGTGAGTACCGTTGGTACGTGCGCCAGATGTGGATCGGCGTGCGAGTGGCGGTGCCCAAGCCCTGGATCACTTCCGACTACCATGCCAGTGAGCTCGTCGGCGTGATCATCAGGTCCGGCCACGTGCGGGCGGTCGGCCACTTCTGCCACACGTACGTCTCGTATCTGGGCAAGAAGCGGTACGCCGCCGGCGCCGAGGATCGCATCTACCCGTTCCACTCACTGACGCTCGAACCGGGTGAGGAGCCCAAGAAGCTCGAGCTCGTCTTCATCGGCTGGTGCTCCGACAAGGATACGCCAGCCTTCATCACCGGATCGTTCACGCCATTGAGCCTGGTGGGGGCGGCCAAGGACCCGGACAACGTCGAGGTCATCCCATCAAAGCTGTGGCTTCCGCAGTGGACCCCCGAGTACCTGCGGAAGATGTGGGAGACCCAGGGGGTGCTGCGAGCAGTAGAAGAACGCCAGAAGGAACTGTGCCGGCGCGGGCTCAATGAGGTGAGGCGCGAGGCCGAGGAAAGGAGGACGCGTGAGCTCGAACAGGAATGACCACTCTTGGGTGACACAGGAGATGTTCGACAAGAAGCTCGAGGAGCTTCTGGACAAGGAGACCGGAGGTTCGCTCCTGATGATTCCAGGACTGTACGAAGTCGTCAGCGAGCACTTCAACAACGCGGTGCTCGAGGCGTTGGAAGAAGAAAGAGACCCCAAGATGGGGCTCGAGCGCGGGGGTCCGGACGACGAGGACGATGACTGGGAAGACCCGGAGGACCCGTGAAGGCCCCCCAGTGGCACTTCTACGTCCTTCTGTGCCGTGACAACACCTACTACGCCGGCATCACCACGAACCTGGAGGCCCGGCTCCGGCGACACAACGACGGCAAGGGGTCGAAGTACACGCGGGTCCGCTTGCCAGTTCGGTACGTTTTCCACATGACCTCCGAGCACATGGACGAGCGCTTGGCCAAGCGCGTCGAGGCCTCCTTCAAGAAGCTCGACAGAGGAGCCAAGGAACGGTTCATGAACAGGGAGGGGAAGACGTTCGACAGGCTCACCCGGGCCCTCGGATACGCCTGCTGTACCACCTTCGCCTGACGGCGCGACGGGGGCGCGACCCGCCCCCGTCTTTTTAGCTACTGCTTTCTGTCGTTTGGGGTGGTACGCTGCCGACGACGGAAAGGCGCAGCGAGATGGGCTACGAGGACGCCAAAGCATTGACTTGATCTTCTTTTCTATCTACTCCATACTGCTCAGAAGATGACACAAGAAGGCAACAGGTTGTCCGACGAGGAGCGCAAGGGACTGCCCGCTCGCGTGGACATCTCCAACGCCTACGCGTTCATCAAGGGAAGCGAGGCTCAAGACAGTCTTGCGGCCCTCACGTTCGACGAGATGATGCAGAGGCAGGTCGACCGCCTGGAGGGAAAAGACGGCGGCCGGTCCGCGATCGAGCGCATCACCGAGATCGAGAACCGCCTGAACGCAGTCGTCGAGCAGGCGAAAGAGCAGGAGGAGAGCGATGTCGATGCCGAGGACAACGTCAACACCGAGGCGAACCCCAGTCAATAATGGGGTCGTTCAGCGGCCCGTGGCAGTGGAGCAAGCCCAGCTCGAGGTGCTCGGCCAGAACTACCACATGCGGCTGGAGAGGTCGGAGGATCGGGTGAGGGCCGAGATCGACGCGGTCGGCATCGACCTGTTCGGCTTCTCCGTCGAGCACGTCCGGTTCAACATGGTCGCGTCCATCACGGCCCTGGCCAACTACTTCGCCAAGAACCGCCTGTCGGACCTCGCTCACTAGCCGGTTCCTTTTGGCGCCTTCGCCTTTCTGGTAGGGTAGACGCACCGTGACCGTCGACTTTCAAGTAGTCTACCCGCAGGACATCGTGCAGCTCACGCAAGTCAAAGAGCTGTTCGGCTATGACCCCAGGGCACTGTTCGTAGAGGGGAAAGACTTCCGCCGAGTGGAGGAAGTGCGGATCAACGACCAGATCTCCCCTCGGTACTCCATCATCTCGAAGAACCAGCTGGTCGCGCAGGTTCCCGATTCTGAGCTGGACCGGGACATCGATGAGGTATCGGTGCTGTCCGCGCGCCTCACCGTCACCCCAACGAGCATGTTGAGGTTTCGCATAGCTACGGGTGCGGGCTCTGGCAAGGTCGAAGGGTTCATGCGGCTGCTCCAGCTGTATGTGAAGGTCCTTCTGACCACCCCCGGCACGGACATCTGGATGCCTGGGATCGGGGGTGGCCTTCTTCAGAAGGTGGGAGGCACGGTGAGCAGGAAAGATGAGGGGCGCGGGCTCATCTCCGAGGCCGTCATCTGCTGCGACAACACGACGAGACAGATCATCGCCCTGCAGGCCCAGCAGCAGCTCCCTCCGGAGGAACGTCTGCTGTCGGCGAAGGTGGTCGCATCCGACTACGACCCGACCCTGCAGATGCTGACCGTCAGTCCGAAGATCGTGAGCCACGCCGGCGTGACCGGCTACGCCACGCTCGTCCTTTGAGGTAGGCATGGCACTGCGAGACTACGAGGCGTTCCTCCGCGAAAGGCTGCAGATCTGGGATCCCAATGTGGACGTGTCCCCGGGGTCCCCGATCGATGTCGAGGTCATTCAGCCGCTGCTTGGGCGGATCGGCAACGACCCGTTCTCGTCCAACCTTCCTCTGTTCATTCGGGAGAGGTTGGCGCAGGAGTGGCCGAACATGAACACGTCGGAGGGCAGCGCCCTCGTGGACCTGTTGGTCAAGGGCTCCGAGCTCATCTTCGACCCGGTCGTCCGGGAGACCAACCGCATCGCGCTGTCGCAGTCGCTCAAGGACCCTGAGCTGCTGACCACGGAAGAGGCCGACGCCCTGGCCGCCAACACGTTCTCCAACCGGACCCGGGGCGAGCTCGCTGTCGGCAAGGTGCGGGTGCGCTACGGTTCTCCTCGAGGCGTGAACGTCTCCCCGACCGACTACTTCCTGTCCAAGACGGGTCTTTTGTTCTACGCCACCAGCAAGCAGACCATCACGTCGCAAGAGATGCTGCTCAACCAGGAGGGCAACGAGTACTTCTTCGACGTGAACGCCATCGCGGAGGCCCCAGGTACGGCCTACAACATCGGTCCGGGAGAGATCTCCAGGGCACCGACTCTTCAGGGCGCTTCGAGCGTCACGAACAAGACCAAGTTCGGGGGAGGGCTGGACTCCGAAGGCGCTCTCGAGTTCATCACGCGCACGGACCAGGAGCTCAGCCATCGCAGCATGGGCGTGCTGCGCGGCATCATCCACAAGCTCACTGAAGAGTTCGGCGGCATCACTCGAATCAACGTGGTCGGCTTCAACGACCCGGAGATGCAGCGCGACATCGTCAAGGGCGGGGGGCTTGGGCCCATCGTCACCTCGGGGGAGAACGCCTACAGCTTCCCAGACGGCTTGAACGGGGCAACCACTAGGCGCATCCGCGTGACCGACCCCGTCGACTTTCGCCTGCTCATCGGCTCGCCGAACTTGGAGGTGGAGGACTACGTGCTGACAGTGCACGGTGCGTTTGCTGCGCCGCCGAGCATCCAAGACCTCGACATCACTCGAGTCATCAACGACCGCACACTCGAAGTGCGGCAGTCTCTGTTCGTGACGGGCCCCGACGCGCACCCGTGGGGTCTTCGGAAGAAGAGCATCACCTTGTCGAGCATCCCCGGGGGCATCGTCTTCCCGGACGGGGCGAACGGCGAGGTCAACATCGAAGACAACGAGATTCACATCGGCGGTCTGACCGACATCTACATCAAGGGCAGCTCCTTCGAGGACGGGTCCTTGGTACTCGACGCGGTCACGGACGACCAGCCGATCGCTGCCGGAACGCAGGCATTCATCCCGAACACCGCCGGCGTGGGGCAAAGGACCGTGGTCCTGCAGACCTACACGAGCGTGGGCCCGCCCACGCAGACGGGGGAGCTGTACTACATCCGAGATACGGACCCCGTCTACAACCTGTTCCGCGGCACCATCAACTTGGGCTGGGTCTTCCAGGTCACAGAGCCCTCTTCGGTGGCGGGCTTCTATCGGATCGTGGCAGTCGAGCACGTGACCGACCCTCTCGACATTCACTACGGCCGCGCGCGGTTGACCTTGGACGCTGACGCCGGCAACGGCAGCGGTGTTCAAGTCAACGACGTGGTGTGGAAGATTCAGGACGACGTCGACGTCGAGCTCGCGGAGCCGAAGGAGACGAAGATCTCTGGAAACGACTTGCAGACGGGTGTCGGTTCCGACCTCGTATCCACCGCCACCGGGCACAACTTCGACGCGCTTGGCGTGGCCGTGGACGACATCTTGCGCATCTACGACGGGCCTGATGCAGGGGACTACAAGATCATCGCCGTGCCCGCGCCGTTCACCTTGGTGCAGCTCGCGTCCCCTTTGATCACCACCAAGACCGGTTTGAAGTACACGATCTTCCGTCCGAACGCCGCCGGCGGGATGAACATGCCGCTCATCCGCGTGCAGACGATCGACGTGCTCGACTCGAACCAGCAGCCCACTGGCTCGACTGTTCCTTTTGGGGCCCCGGTCTACGCCGAGACCAAGTCCTTCTCCAACGCGTTGAGGGGCAAAAAGGTCGAGATCCAAGACGGGACCCTTGGTATTGTGGGCCGGGCCTTCCCGACGAGCCTGTCACCGGCGCCGAACCTCGACAACACGGGGGTGGAGGGAAAGGCCCTGCACATTCGGTGGCAAGTACAAGGCACCCTCGACAAAGACCCGCTCATCAGGTTCACCGATGTGCCGATGCCTGCGGTTGGTCCTGTCTCTCTCCAAGAGGTGGTCGACGCCATCAACACGCACATGTCGAACCCCGCCATCGCCGGGGTGGCCCCCGCCTACATCGTCAGCGAGAACCGGCTCGGTATCGCTCCAGTGGCCCCGTACACGGAAGTCGACAGCTCCACCGGCGGCCCGCTGCTGTCCTGCTACGAGAACTTGTTCGGAACGGGGGTCAGATGGCGGGAGCCTCTCACGTCCAGAGACGTTCGATCGGACGAGTTTCTGACACGGTACTACCCCAATCTGGGGTGGATAGATGACCGGCTTGGCATCGATAAGCGGACGGACGTGGTGGATGTGCTGAACGGCTACCAGGTCGGCAGCTACCCGATCATGAGGGACCCCTGGATCCTCACTCAGGTGGCGGACCCTGAGTCTGGCCTCATCGTCGACACGGACCTGAACCCGGAGTCGGACAGAAGGGTGCGTGTGGGAGCTCGATCCATCGGGTACGGCCGCTTCTACTTCCTTGAGCCGGTCACCATCGAGTTCAATCAGGACACAGAGGGGACCGTAAGCCTGGACGACGGGACCATCCTTACCTTCCGTCCGGATCCTCTCATCAGTGCTGTGCGCATCCCGGCGCCGCCGAGCTCGATCGAGCCCAAGGATGGGTTCGTGACCGCCTACGTTCTGCCGGATGGTACGTTCAACAGCCCGAATGCCGAGTTCGTCAGCATGGGCATCCAGAGCGGGGACATCATCCGCATCGACAGGATGGACGTTCCGGTGTCCGGCCCGCTCACTGACCCGGTCCTGGCAATTGCGGACAAGACTCTCGTCTTTTCTGTGGACGGTCACGCCGACGTGACCATCACGCTCCTGCAAACGGACAACCTGGGCAACATCGGGCGGCAGGAGCTCGCCGACCAGATCAACTCGGCCCTCGGCGTGCCCGCGGTAATCATCGACAGCGCCAATCGCCTGACCCTGTCCGGGGACGTACCTGTGGTCCTGCGGTTCGACGACGACACGGCCAACTCCGGCATCTACGCCATCCCAGGCATGCAGGCCATCGTCACCGAGGACACCAGCAACACCTCGGACATGTTCGGGGACTACCTCATCCTTCGGGTGGTGGATGAGCAGACCCTCAGGTTCAGGGCTATTCAGGGGCCGGCCGGCATCGTCACCACCTCTCCCTTCCAACACTACTCGATCGTTCGGCCGGGCGCGCAGCGCATCACCAGCACGCAGATGCAGCAGAACGAAGGTCCGGCGGGCCTGTACTACGCTGACGTGGAGATGGCGTCCAACGGCACGGGCGACTTGTACAACGTCGAGGCGGGCCTCGAGATGCAGATCGAGGGCTACTACACGTACGGCTACTACTTGAGCACGAACAACGAGGTTCTCACGTTCTCGGACGCTGAGGAGCCGGTCATGACGCTGCCCCCGGTCTACTTCCCCGTGGGCACTTCCGATGACCTGCGCAACGCCGTCAGGATCATCTTCCAGAACTTGCAGGTCAACTACCAGACGCAGAGCTTGGTGAGCGACGCTCAGAGCTACACCATGAGCGAGATCGAGCGCGACGTTTGCCAGAACCCGCTGGTCAAGCACCTGATCCCGCACTTCGTACGTCTGGACCTGGTCTACGAAGGCGGGTCGAAGGCGTCTGTGCTGCTGCCGGACGTCGAGGCGTACATTCGCAACACCTACCCCAACCAGCCCCTCGAGGCCACGGGCGTCCAGAAGCTGGCGCAGAACAGGGGCGCCACGTCGGTGGAGGGGCCGCTCGACCTCATCGCGGTGGTACACCGCACCGACCGGACGGTGTGGTTGGACTGGTCGCAGAATCGGGTCAGCACCGGCCGCCTCTCTGCCTTCATCCCCGACGTTCTGAACCTCGAGCGCAGAAGCGCCTAGCTTCCGATGATCGGGATGTCAGGCGGAACCCGTGCGGGGTTCCCCCGCTCTACCTCCAGGCCAGAGTGGGGGTCGAACAAGTTCCCGCACGAGCCGCACCTCAGTACCGCCCGCGGCACGAGCGTGCCCTGTCCGAAGATGTGCTCTTTGGACAGGAACTCCTTGTGTCGTTTGCCTCCGCAGCGGGGGCACGTCTCGTACTGCCGGTACAGGGCTTCGTACTTCCGGTTCTCTCCGGACAGATCGTCCTCATACCCTTCAATTGCCTTGCGAACCTGCTCTGGGGTCAGGGTGACACACGTCATTGGCCGATGGTATAACGGGGGGCGTAGGAGTCAACATGGCCTGGAGTGCTGCTTTTCGAATTGACCAAGTCGGGGGAGCTGGTCCAGCGCCCGGCCCGGACCTTGCCAGGACAGACCTTTGGCAGGTCCATAGGGTAGACCTGACTCCCACCATGGCCCCGCCGGGGGCCATCTACGAGTGGTCCTTCGTCTCCCGGCCGCCCGGGTCAACGGCGGAGTTTTTGGACCCCGGCACCGGCCTGCCGAACCCAAACCACGCCACCCCCTACTTCGTCCCCGACGTGTGGGGGACGTTCCTCGTACGCCTGGTACTGAATCAGGGCTCCATTCCGGAGAACGTTCTCGTTGCGGCCGTCAAGTTCAATCACGACGGGCGCGTCATGCAGTGCGGCTGGCGCTACCCGGGCTTCGGTGAGCAGCAGGACTACGCCAGCGATCCTCGAGGGTGGGCCACGGCGGTCGAGAACATCTTCGACAGCATCTGCGCTTCGCTGTCTGTTTTCATCGAGGTCGGGGGGACCAGCGCTGCCAGCGCAGGGCTTCGTGAAGCCGATCTATCTTCCAAGGACCAGAAGAGGACCAGATACCGCTCGATCGACCACACCGACACCGAGCTCGCTACTCTGGCCTCGGAAGTCATCGACAAGAAGAACTATCTTGGCGGCGTCCTGGCTCTTCTACGATACGACGATGGAGGGGACGTTTATCGACTGGCGTTCCTGGATCCGGTAACAGAGTCGATAGTTACCCACTGGTCGATGGAGGACTTGTGCTCCAGCGAGCTCACCGGGCCCATCCCGTACGCCTTGGCAGTTCGCGGCCATTACGTGGCCGTTGTTTGCGACCAGGCGGTGATCTTGTGCGATCCATCCATGGACCTCATCGTGCCGGGGTGCATGACCAACTGGCCCCCCGTGGTCACCATCCCCGAAGTCTAGGAGGTCAAGATGGCGGTCCCCTACGAAGTCATCACTTGCCCGGACCCCCCGTACACGTTCAGTCCCAACTCTCGCGCCGTCATCATCATCGAGGACGGCAAACCCCGGGTCTTCATCTCCGATCCCGACAAGGACAAGGTCTACACGGCCGAGACCTGTCTGTTGTCGGACATCACGGCCAACACAGCGGCCGTCTAGGTACTCATGGCGATTCAGGCAACCACAGCATGGCAGGGAGAGGCGGGGGATCTTCCTCAAGGCATCGCGGTCGACGAGGCGGGGTACGTCTGGGTCGCCTTGAGAGGGGCCGACAAGGTGGTGAAGCTCGGGTGGGATGCCCTGTCGGCCATCCTGTCCTTCGAGGGGCAACGCCTGACGCAGCCCGGCCCCGCGGAGCTGCTGTTCGACGGAACCTACGTCTGGGCTTCGCACAGCTACGTCGACTACGAGACGCCCGGCCCCACAGTCCTGAGCGACACCGTTTCGCGCGTCTCGGCCAGTACTGACCAGGTCGTGGACGTGCTGCTCGAGCTCGAGATCTGCGACGAGGAGGCCATTCAAGTAGGAGCTGGCCCCTCGAGGATGTGCTGGGACGGCATGTACGTTTGGCTGAGCGCCAAGGCCCACATGGACATCTTCGCGCAAAGCCTAGCAGGCTCACAAGTCGTGACGATGGACGTTCCCTTGCCCATACAGATCAACCCCGTGTCGATGGAGGTGTCGACGGGAGTACCGCCGCACTTCATGGGGGAGCTCCTTGCGGTGCCGTGGGTCCCGCTTCTTTCGGGCATCGACGTGACGACCTACCCCGTCGCCTTCGATAACATGCGGGGGCTCTGGTTCTCTTTCTACCAAGAAGTGCATGTTGGGGCAGCCACGCTGCCTTCTGTTTGCGTCTTCCGGATCCCGCAGAACTGCTCTCGTGGAGAGTACGATGAGCTGGCGCTTCGGCACATGCCGGCTGGTGCCCTTCTTACTATCTCCGACCCATCTAGTTCTGGGTGCAACATCCAAACAGAAGATGCTGGCGCCGGCGTCATCGAGGCCATGCTCGGCACCTCGGACGGTGACGTGCCAACGTGGAACGCGGCGACAGAAAAGTGGGTGCCCGGCCCTCCGGGGGCGGCCACAGACGTGCGCGTCAAGGTCACCGCGGCGGACACGACGACCGACTACCTCTTCAACAAGATCGCGGCCGGCTCGAACATCTCGCTCAACGTTCTCAACCCTGGCGCCAACGAGCAGCTCGAGATCAGTGCGGTGGGCGGCTCCGGCAGCCTCACCGGCACCTACACCAATGGGGGAGGTGTCGTCGCAGGAGACGCCGTGTACATCTCGGGTACCGATACGGTTGGTCGCGCTGACGCATCCGGCCTGTCGACGGCGCCTTGTGTAGGCTTCGCTGTGGCTGTTGGCGCGAGCGTGACGGTCCAGTATGCTGGCGAGGTAACATTGCCCAGTCCGGTTCTGGTGGCCGGGGCAGAGTACTACCTCGCCGCTTCCGCCGGGCAGATCACGACAACGGCCCCAACAGGAGCGAACAGAGTGCTGCAAAAGATCGGGTACGCCAAGAGTTCGACGGTCCTCGTGTTGAACCCGGACAACTCGTACGCCGTTCTGGCAGCATAGGTGGAGGAAGAGCATGGCACGTTTCAAGTATCTCGGTGAGCCGCCCCGTCCCAGTCTGGTCACTTCCTACGGCCCCTGTTTGAAGATTCGGATCCGTAAGCAGGACGGCACCGTTGAGACTTTGGAGCCTGTCTCCCCGGCGACTTCGTTCGTCATCGGGGAAGATATTGGACACGAGATCACCGACCCGCGTGTTCTGAGGCATATGAGGGCAGAGACAACCCGCTTCGAAGAGATCGTGTGAGTCGGAGGTAACAAGACATGGCAGACCTGAGAGCACTCGTTATTCCCACAACCGGAGCGGGAGCGGGCAACTACGCCCACCTGCTCGACGGCGACCAGCTCCAAGTTGGAGCGGGCATCAAGGGGACCTCCGGCACCAACGTGCTGGTCATCTCCGACGCCAGTGGCAGCGGAACCATTCGCGTTCCTGCCGCACAGACCCTTGAGGTCACCAACATCGACGTCGGCGGACCGATCTACATTGGCCAGAACGGCGCCACGGCCGTGCAGGTTGGCCAAGCCGGCATCACCATCGATGTCGGTACGCCTTCGGACGCCACGGCCACCATCAACTTGAACGGCAATGTCCTTACGCGTGGCACAGAAACCGTCGTCGGAACCAGCGAGTTCCAGGAAGATGCTACGTTCCAGGGGGATGTTACCTTCGGCGTGCAGTCGACGACGGAGACCGACACGGTCACCTTCGCCTCGCACACTCGCATCACGTCGAACATGATCTTCGGCCTCGCCAACCGCCGCATCGCAATGGAAGACGGCGCGCTCGACACGACAGCGTACCAGTTCACCGTCAGCGGCGGCGACGGCGGCGCGTACGATTCTGTCGCCCCCGGCGATGGTGGTGGGTTGGGCATCTACGGCGGTTCGGGCGGGGCGTACCCGGCAGGAACCGGTGGAGACGGCGGCAGCATCGTCATTACCGGCGGAACAGGTGGCACGGGCAGCACGCAGGGCGATGGCGGCGACGTCGAGATCAAGCCCGGCGCCGGCACCAACTACGGCAGCGTCATCGTTGGCCACGCTACGCCCAGCGAGGCGTATCTGCTGTTCCTGAGCAGCAACGATGTTTCTCCCACGCAGGCAGACGGCCCCGGCTTCCGCATCAGCAGCTCAGGCAACATGCAGTTCTGCAACGCCGGAGGCACCTGGACCAGCTTTGCGGCGGGCGACACCCTCCCCACCGGCACCAACGATGGCGATCGTCTCGAGTACGCGTCGGGGTCTCCCGGAAGTTGGCAGGTGGTGCAGGACATCCACATGGCCAGCACCGGCGACCGCACCATCGACGTTCGAAGTGCGGCGACGGCGAGGTCTTTGACCATCGCGGCGGGCACCACCACCACGGCAGACGCGGCGGGCGCCAACCTCTACTTGATCGGTGGGGCGGCCCTTGGGACCGGCATCGGCGGCGGCGTGTCTGTTTCGGGCGCCCAAAACGGGACCGGAGGCCCGGGCGGTTTGGTGGCGATCAGCGGCGGTAACTCCACCGCCATGGACGGCGGCGACGTCACGGTTGTCGGCGGAACTGCCGCTGCTGGGGCGGGTGACGGCGGCAACCTCACCCTTGCCGGCGGCGGTACGACCGGGGGGAGTCGGGGAACCGTCTACACGTACGGTCCTTGGGAGCTCAAGTCCTCCTCGTCCAGCGTGTACGCTGTGGTCAATCTTCAGTGCACCAATGTCACCAACAGCGCTGACGGCTACACCACCGGTACCCGCTTCCTCGACAACGTCGGCATGATCTGGGCGTACAAGGGCGACGGCTACCTCATCACGCAAGAGAACGCGGACGCAGCTTCTGTCGGCGGTCCGATGACCCTTCAGGGCGGCCGTGGAACGGGCGCCGGCGGCGGCGCGTTGAATCTGTACGGCGGCAACGCCGAAACCACTGGCGCCGGCGGCACCGTCACTATCACAGGCGGTGCCGGAGGTGCGACATCGGGCAACGGTGGTTCGGTAGCTGTGAACGCCGGAACAACCACTACCTCCGGTGCGGGCGGAAACATCACCCTCACAGCGAGCTCGGCTGCTACTAGCGGGCTCGGGGGCAACATCACGGGAACCGCCGGTAACAGTGCTGGTGCCGGCGGTGCCGGTGGGCACGTCAACTTCGACGCCGGCCAAGGTACCGGCACGGGCGATGGCGGTTACGTCAGGATTCGTGCTTCGAAGGGTGGTGCGGGCGGCAATGGCGGCGACGCCACGGTCCAGGCCGGCGATGGAGGCACCTCGACTGGCGACGGCGGTGACGTGTTCCTGATCCCGGGAGTCGGAGACGGGGATGGTGTTGCTGGCAAAGCTATCGTCGGCAGCGCGTCCATGGACCAGTCGCATCTGTTGTTCTGGACCACGGATGGCCTTCCCGACACCACGGATGGACCCGGCATCCGGTATAACGCCGACACCGACGCGATGGAGTACAACGATGCGTCGGTAGCGGATTGGACTCCCTTCGCAGGTGGTGGTGGTGGATTCGTCAACGCAGGTAGCGACGATTATCAAATCCTGTACTGGGATGAGTCGGGTGATCAGGAGTGGAAGCCCACCAGTGAGCTTCAACTCCCGAATGGGGACAATCGTGGCATCTACATCGAAGCCGATTCCACGGCGCGCACGTTGACTGTGGCGGGTTCTTCTGGTCTCGCTGCCACGAACAGTGGTGGCGACCTCGCTCTCATCGGCGGTCCCGGCAAGACGACCGGAACGGGCGGCAGCGTGCGAATCGCTGGCGGATACACCGGTTCTGGCGGAACCATGGGCGACGTCTACCTTGACGGCGGCTACTTCGACGGAGTCTACGGAAACATCTACGTCGGCAGCCTCAACACAGGCGGCACTTCGGAAGTGTTGCAGTTCGGCGCTTCCGGGGGCAACCAATTGCAGATCGACTTCACCAACAATGGCAACAGCCGGGTGATCAGTTCCATCACGTTCGACCCGTCTTCTGACCGTGAGGTCAACATGGCAGCCGCCGCAGGCAAGGGCGCCACGCTTAGCCTGGTCGGCCAGGACAGCACGGACAACGATGGCGGCGACGTTCAGGTTCTTGCCGGAGCCGCCAGCCCTGGTGCGGGCAGCGGCGGCAGCGTCTTGATACGAGCGGGCGAAGCCAACGCTGGAACTGGCGGCTCTGTCACCGTCAATGCCGGATCCGGGATCCTTGCCGGCGGCAATGTGATCATCGGCGCGGGCGACACGGCAAACGTGTATCTCGAGGGCAGTACTGACGGCATCCGCTACGACACGTCGACTCACAAGCTGTACGCCATCGGTTCGGGCGTTATCAACCTCGTCACGACCAATGACACGGAGCTCGAGTTCAACGGCGTTGCCGTTCCTCACGACGCCAACATCACGGGCGCCAACTTCGCCAAGCTGTTCGACGGCTCCGACCTCACAGGCCTCGGACTCCACACCCATGGTGGAACGGGGACCGGCGGTGAGTTCACGGCCACGGCCAACGAGGGCGCCGTTGTCGGCGTCGCCTATGACAGCACAGACGCTGGGGCGTTCAACGTCGACATCGGCGCCAACTTGGGCGTCGACACCACCCCGTACCCCATCGGCTTCGCGGTTGCCGCCTCCACGGCCGGCAACCCCGTTCGCCTGGTGAACTCGGGTGAGGTCACCGTTCCGGGAACCCAGTTCACGGGCGGGGCTCCCACGGCAGCGGACGTCGGCAAGCCGGTGTACGCTTCCGCCACGGCCGGTCAGGTCACGTTGACTGCCCCCACGGGCGCAAACATCTACCGCACGAGGGTCGGTTACCTGACCTCCCCCACCACGGTCGCCATCAACATCGGCGACCCGGTCTTCCTTGCTGCGTAAGTAGCGGGCTGACCTGGGCGGCGGGGTGTGACAGCTCCGCCGCCCGCCACGTCTTCGGACGAGTAGGAGATAGAGAAGATGGCTCTCGAGCGCGCGATCACCATCAACAACAGTACTGGCGGCTCTCCGATCGGGGCGTTCGCAACCATCAACGATGGAGACACGCTGCTCGTTGCCGAGGGCATCCAGTCGACCCAAACGGACATCACCATCACCCCGAACAGCGGGCAGGTGAAGCTTGTGGGCAACGCCCCGGTCATCAACTCTGGGTACTCCGGAGCCGACCAGGACGTCACCTTGTGGTTCGTGCGGGGCACCGGTGCCAACGTCGGCATTCGATGGGGCCAGACCGGCACCCAGACCATGGAGATTACCAACGACGGCACCAATTGGTACTCCATCGCTACCGCCGGATCCTCCTTGATTGGCTACACGGAGGCCGCTGCCAACTATTCTACGGCTCTTGGCTCTGGTACCGCTGCTGCCGGCGCCCACGCAAACTCCGTCCTCGTAGGCTTTGAAGCTGGCGCTGCTTTGACTGGGGCCGACAACGTCATTATCGGCTATCGAGCCGGAAAGGCGATGACAACTGGCATCAACTCGGTGATCATCGGGTCCGGTGCTGCTGCACTAACAGCAGGATCTGCTGAAGACAACGTCATCATCGGTAAGGGGGCGTTTGCTGCCAACACCGGTACATCAGACCAGAACATCATTATCGGTTCTGGGGCAGCGGCGAACTATAGCTCATCCAACGGCCACAACATAGTGGTTGGGTACCAGGCCGGTGCTGGTCTGGACACGGAATCGTATTGCACGATAATTGGATACCAGGCTGGTGCGACGGTGGGTGGCGGCAACGCCATCGCCATCGGGTATCAGGCAGGATATCAGATAGGGAGTTACTCGGTTGCCATAGGCGATCAGGCCCTCTACGCTGCAACGGCGACCAACAACGACGTGGTTGCAATAGGCCGTCAAGCTGGCCGCAACTCTAACGGTTACGGAACGGTTTACATAGGGCAGTATGCCGGGCGCAACGCTAACGGTGGCTATAACGTTGGCATCGGGTACACCGCTTTGGAGATGAGTGGAGCGAGTTATGCGGGGTTCAACGTCGGCATCGGGTACAGGACATTAGCCATCTTGAGTTCCGGTGATAGGAACGTGGCGCTTGGCTACCAGGCAATGGACGTTTCCACCAGTGCATCGAACTCAGTAGCCATCGGCAACTCAGCGTTAGGGTCGAATACGACCTATAGCGGCAACGTTGCGATTGGGTCGAACGCGATGAGTGGGGCCAACGGTGGCACCGAAAACGTCGCCGTTGGGGCGTACGCAGGAGCCAGCATCACCACCAGCTACGGAGTCGCCGTTGGCTCGTATGCGGCATACAATCGAACGTCGTTCTTGAATGGAGTCGCTCTGGGGAGGCAGGCCGGAAGTGGGGGCAGCGGCTCGGACTGTGTGTACATTGGAGAACGCACTGGAGAAAGTGTCACCGGCGACAATAACGTCGCCATAGGGTACAACTCACAACGGTATGCGCGCACTGGCACAAGCTCCAACAACATATCCATCGGGTACGAGTCCCTCAGGAGCAACACAACAAGCGCTGCCAACGACAACATCGCGTTTGGCTATCGGGCCTTGTACAGCACGGTAGCAACAGGCAACATCGCCCTTGGGAGGATGGCTGGGTACTCAAACACCACCGATAACTACCAAGTGTACATCGGGTGGGGCGCGGGGCTGGACAGCAACTTCAACTGTGAGGGGAACGTAGGTGTCGGCTACCATGCGCTTTACAACGTACGCGGCATTGGGAGCGGTGGCTGCGGACGGAACACGGCAGTCGGGTATCAGTCCCTCGAAGCCCTCACAATCAACACCACGGACACGCAGGCGATCAGCAACACCGCGATTGGCTATCAGTCAGGCCTCAACATTGGGGATGCTGCCGATTACAACACGGCACTTGGTGCAGAGGCAATCGGCAGTGGGGCGTTGACCGCCAACAACAATACGGCAGTTGGCTTCCAGTCCCTGTACAACGTGACAGGTGGGGGCAACACTGCCGTGGGGACTGCGAGTGGAGACTCCATCACGAGCGGCGAGAATAACGTTTGCGTAGGGTACAACGCAGACGTATCCGCAAGCACTGACACGAACGAGATCGCAATCGGCTACGCTGTGACAGGCAAGGGGTCGAACACAACGGTGCTCGGCAACACATCCGTGACCGACACCTACGTTCGAGGCAACCTACGGGTCGGCAACGAATCCACTGCCGCAAAGTACCTCTACTTCCAGAACAGCACAGGCGCTACTCAGCCTGGTTTCCGGTGGTCGGGATCGGCCGTCGAATGGTCGAACGACGGTACCAGCTGGTACACGTTTGCGGCGGGAGGCACGTCGCTTACCGGTTACACCCAGTCCGCATCGCCATACGGTACTGCGCTCGGAAGCGGGACTGCTTCTTCCGGTGCCGCCCTGAACATGACCCTGCTCGGCTACCAGGCCGGTGCGTCGCTTACAACTAATGGCGACGACAACACCCTGTTGGGGTTTCAGGCTGGCTCCTCGATCACTTCTGGGTATCAGAACGTATGCGTTGGGTCCAATACCGCCGTCAATGCTACGGCGAGCCTACAAGTGGCTGTGGGGTACAACGCGAGGGTCACGACCAGCCAGCCAGGGAGCATGCAATTCGGCAATGGTACCAACACGTATGCCAGTCGGACGGCACAGTTCGGGGATGCCTTCTACCAGTACATCCTGTACGCAAACAGCTACCAAAGCTATTCAGACGTGTCGCTGAAACAAGACATCGAATCGCTTTCCTCCGATGAGGGACTATCACTCATCCAAAAGCTTCGACCCGTATCCTTCCGCATGAAAACAGGCACAACTGAATACGAAAAGCGGAAGCGGTTTGGACTCATTGCCCAAGAAGTAAAGCTTGCGGTGGAGGAAGCCGGGGTTGGAGCGCGTAGCGTATACTTCGACGAAGGTGAGATCTGGGGGCTGGACTACAACCAGTTTGTAGCCCCATTGATCAAGTCAGTACAAGAACTATCCACGATGGTGAAAGAGCTTCAAGCAGAGGTGGCTCTGCTGAAAGGAACGTGATATGGCACTTCAGATCGCAAAAGAGACCCCCTCTGGAGTCAGCGTGGAGTATTGGCGGATCAACCCGGTCATGACGATCGACATGGTGGAGCGCAAGGTGTACGCCAGGCTGATGGCCTACGTGTCGCAGGCCGCGCGTACGGGCGGCAAGAGGGAGGTCGTGATGGCCGACGAAGTCGTCGGCTTTGACGCCGTTCAGCGGATCGTGCTCGATGGTGCCGACTTCGGGACGGCCCTTGCGGCGGGTGAGTTCCGAGACGTCATGTACGCGAAGCTCAAGACCGAGGACTTCTTCAGCGGGGCCGACGACGTCTAGTCTTGTACTTCCTTCTGTTTGGAAGTAACTTTCCGGCAGGAGGAAGAACACATGGCGCAGAAGAAGAGCAGTGTAAGGAAGACCATGGCGCAAAAGACCGCGAAGAAGGCTGCGAGTCCCGGTACCCCTCTCCCGTCCGGCGGGAAGAAGGTCACACCGAAAGACAAGAAGGCCGTCGACGAGATGAAAAAGGCGCTCGACGAGCAGCGTGAAGTTGTCGTGAGAGCGGCCGTTCAGTACGAGCAGGCCAAGACGATCCACAACCAGCAGGTCGCCAAGCTCTTGCAGCTCGATGGCGAGCTCACCGAGAAGGTCAAGTCGATGCTCGACAAGTACGAGCTCGATCCCGAGACCAAGAACTACAGCTACAACTTCGACAGGGGCACCTTCACGGAAGTCGAGCCCCAGCAGCCGCCGTCGGCCCCCAAGGAGTAGTAGATGGCGTGCACGCCTCCAGGCTGGAGTACCCAGGCATGGGGCTGGACCCCTTGGGGTAGTCTTCCTGGGGGCAACATCCCGTTCCACGAGCCCTTCACGACGTACTGTGTGGGGCCGTGCGGCGAGATGGAGGACATCCTGGCGTACCTGCCGGTGTCCATCTCTGGCGACTTCGGAACGAAGCTACCTGATCAAGACCTGTGCATGTGGAGCATTGCCGGCCCTTCCGGCGTGGCGATCCCCACGGTGCTCACGATCGAGCACGTTCCGGACCCGAACTCTCCGGCGCCGGCGGGCACGCCCCCAAGCTGGACGCTCGAGCTCACGGCCGAGCTCGTCTCCCTCCCCACGGAAGTGGAGAACAGCGTTGAGCACGTTTGGTTTGGTGTGTGGGACGAGGACGGCAACTCGGTCGGCATCTACGTGTCGCAGACGCAGATTGGATGGGGGCCACGCGTGGGCGAGCAGCCCATCGGCATTCTGACCCCCGCGCAGCTCAACGGGTTCCACCTTGAGGAAGGTGTTTTCTACACCTTCCGCATCTCGGTCAACGACACGACGCAGGCCGTCTTCATCTACATCACGAAGACGGACGACCTTCTACAGCCCGGAGGCACCCACGCTTTGCGGGCCATCGTGCCGCTGCCAGGGCAGGTCGGCAGCCACACGGAAGCGACGACCGTCAGCGTGCGCGGCAGCGCCGGGCACGAGGTGCACATCTGCCTCGACTCCATCTGTCTGGCTCCCGCGTTCATGGCCCCGAACATGCCGCCGATTGCGGACGCCGGCGAGGAGCAGGAGATCAAGCTCTGCACCCTCGGCGAGCTCGACGGCACCGGCAGCTACGACCCTGAAGGCTCCCCGCTCATCTACTACTGGCGGCTGACGGACGGCCCCGTGGCCAGCCAGTACGTGTTCGAGGGTCTGGACGGAAGCACCCAGCCACTTGCTATCCCTACCGGCTTCACGAACATCCTGAGCACCACGCTCATGGACGACGAGTTCCTGAGCAAGGGGCTGCCGATTGGGATCGGTTCAGGGGACGTGCTTCTCATCGAGGGCATCGCCTACGACATCATCGCCGTCAACGCGACGGAGATCACCATCAGCGGCGAGTTCCTCGAGGACAACTGGAGCGCCAAGTACTTCAAGGTGCTCAAGCAGTCCATCCTCGACGACCCCTCGAGCCCGACTCCGCACTTCTACCCGGACGCCCCGGGCTTCTACCGTTTCGAGCTCATGGTCAGCGACGGCGGCATCTTCTCGGAGCCGGACGTGACGGTGGTCGCCGTCCGCGAGTCCCCCATGCCCCGGGGCTGCACGCCGAACGTGGGGTTCATCTGGACCAACCTGTCCGACTTCTGGTCACTGGTAGAAGAAAGAGAAGTGATCGAGACCGTGTGGAGCGCGATCACGCAGATCGCCGCTGGTCAGCTGCTCACTTTGTGGCAGGTGGACTACAACAAGAGCCTGCGAGACATCCAGCGCTCGATGGTTCGCAAGTGGCTCTACTACGACCTGCTCATTCAGGAGCCCTTCTACGACCTGACCGAAGTCAAGAAGATGGACAACACGACCGGCTTCCTGACGGGCGCCGGCGGCGTAGTGCAGCCTCCTCCGTTGGGCGGTGTGACCTACGACTTGGACGCGGACTACAGCGGCGAGGACATCCAAGAGCACGACTGGCTCATCCTCGAGGGCGTGGGCTACCGAATCAAGAAGACCTCGGTCGTCGGCGGCGTGACGCGTCTGACTCTGTACGATGCCATTTACAACAACCCGCCCATCCCTTCTCTGCCGGACTGGACCATCGCACGGCCGACCACGAGCTCCCAGATCGACTTCTGGAGCGGGCTGGTGGTCGCCGGCGACAATGCCTTCGTCGAGGTGCTGAACAACGAGACGGGTGAGGTGTTGTACCTGCAGGTCGACGTGCTCGGTGCGGCTCCGGAGAAGCCGGGCGGCGTCGCCTTGGACCCCACGGAGTACCTGCCGTACACCGACAACGACCTGTACACGCTGCACTTCATCGCGGTCTTCCGGCGGAAGTACACGCCGATCAACGACCGCATCCTGGACGTGCCGTACCTGCAGGTCATCCTCAAGGACCCGCCCGAAGACCAGGTACTTCAGCGCAACGTCGACTTCTTCATCGACATGTTCCGTGACCGTAAGTGCCTGCGCTTCGACAGCGTGTTCGTGCACGAGGAGCCCGGGTCAACGGTCCCCATCATCATCGTCGACGACCCGACCCCGCCGGCGAGGTTGTGGGCTGAGTTCACGTACATCGACAACCGCCAGGTCATCGAGTCGAACTTCGGCGTCGCTGCGGACTTCACCCTCGACGACCTCGAGAAGATCCAAGCGGCCTCCCCCGGAGACTTGGACTATCTGTCGGCAGTTCAAGGGCTCTGGTACGTCTTCTTCCACGCGCCCACGCCGTACAATCTGCGCATCGGAACGCAGATTCTTCTTGGTCTGCCGTTCTCGGAAGAAGATGGGCTGATAGAGGAGATCAGGCCCAACTTCTCCGCGGCCGGCACGCGCGTCTTGATTCGGGACAAGGAGGAGACGGGCATCGTCCGATCCTACACCTACCAAGATGGGCTGGACTTGGAGATCAACCCGGAGACGGGGGTCGAGTACGTGGAGGGCGACTCGATCCAGAAGTTCGCTCCGCTGTCCACGGGCGTGGTCGTCTATGACTACCTGAACAACCCGCAGTGGATGTCGGTCCTCATCAGTCAGGGCGTGTTTCGGGAGATCGAGAAGTTCCACAAGTTCTTCGTACGCATCGAGAGCCCTGCCTTCTCTTTGGCCGGCGCCGTGGCGGCGCGCAAGCTGGCGCTGGCGGTCAAGCCCATGCGTACCTATCCCCTTACTGCGGTTCGGTACGAGGTCGGGCCCGACGACATCGACATTACGGACATCATGGCCCTGACGGTCAAGCTCGGGCTGCACGACGGCCCATGCTTCGACTTGTGGGGGTCGGCCAACATCTGGAATGAGGGCGATCCCGGCGTGGTCACCATCTTCCCGCCTCCGGATGGACGGCCTGATCTGTTGACGGCACCCCCGGTGCCCGGCGTGGACACCTTCACTCATCACGAGAACCAGCCTTGGCCTCCGGCCCCTTGGTACTCGAGCTGGGAGTCGGAGTACACGACGCACGAGCAGCATGACGTCGGTATGGCGGGGCTGGACAAGGCAGGAGGCTTCCACGCCCCCATCGTGTGGCCGCAGTTCCTGGACCCGAACCCTGTGCCCCTCGAGTCCTGGGACTTCGAGCTCGAGGCCATCAGGTTGTACTTCGAGCTCGATGGGGCGGCCGAGGCGACGCCCACGTACGACCTCGACATTCTGGTCAACAGCTTCGTCGTGCTCACCCTTCCGTTCACGGTCATCTGGCAGACCAACCCGCACGGCGGCAACGACTTCTTCGAGCTGCGCCACGTCCTGCCGGCGTCCCTCACCATCAATTCTGGTGACACGGTTCAGGTGCGCCTCTCCCCCAGCGGCGTCGGCACGGGTAACCCGAACTGGACCAACGTCGAGGGTCTGCTCTTCGGCAAGTATCTGTACGAGAACCCCGATCTGATGTGGGGCTACGGCTATCAAGACCTGTGCCCTGACGACGAGATCCAGCTCACGCACTACATGGCGTGGGCCTCGCCCATGATGGTGCAGTACAACACCATCTTTTCCTACGGCCTGCCGGTGTACCCGGCTTACGTGGACCCGGTCACGAGCACCATCGTGCTGGACCTGGGCAACCCCACTCTGAGCGTGCCTCCCGGCAGCGGCCTACCCGGCTGGAGCTTCGGGCAGGTTTTGAATCCGCCCCCGCCCCCGTATACTGGGTACGCATCCATCAAGGTGATCTGATGCCCTTCAGCGAAGACATCGACCTCAAGGTCAACGTTCGAATCGAGGCCCGAGAGCGCGGCAAGCTCGTGCGCGTCCACGAGAGCCACAACATCTTCCTGAACACGGGGCGCGACTGGCTTCGTCAGCTGATGTCCTTTCGAGAGGCGCCGGATCCGATGCCTCCGGAAGGCGTGTACGTCGACCCGTGTCAGGGCGGCACCGTACCGTACTACAACAGTCGGCACTCTCTCATCAGGTACATGGCCTTGGGCATCGGTGGCTCCAAGCAGATCTATCCGGCCGCGGAGTTCTTGGTGCCGCCGCTCAGCCACTACCAACCGCAGTCCTTCTTGCAGACGGACACCGACCCGCTGGTCTTCAAGCTCGAGATTCCGGTCGTGCTGGACCTTCTCGGTCAGCCCGTGCCGCCGCCGGCAGTGGGCCCGAAGTGGCTGGGGCAGATAGCCAATCCAGTTTTGCTCGGCACAGGCCCAGGGCACGTGAAGTACACCCGCTTGTTCGCGGAGGCCGAGATCTCTGTTCCTCCATTCGACAACGTCCCTCTCTCGGAGATCGGTCTGTACATCGACGATCCGGACCCGAACTACATACTGACGAAGCCTGACCCGGTCGCACCCCCGTACAACCTGGTCGCCTACGACCAGTTCAACACCATCGTGAAGACCAACGCCATCGCCCTGCAGGTCGATTGGACGTTCCGCATCTGAGGTTGCAATGACGATCTACCGGCTCACCGACATCGACTCCGACGACTACGTCCGCGCAGCCTTCTCCGGGCCCATCCCCCAGGTCGGTGTCGTCGAGTGGATCAACAACACCCCTGGGAGCCTCACACAGGCCCCGGTGAACGCTCCCCCGATCGCCCCAAACCCCTATCCAGGCACGCACTTCGTTGCGGACAAAGAGGATGCGTACGACGGCAACGCCAACCGGGCCCACGGAGCGTTGGCAGAGGGCATCGACGACCTCGACAACATCATGCATCGGGCCGTGGCGATCCCGTCGTACGTCGACTGGACGCCCGCCGTTGGCGCGCACCCTACGTTCACCATTCCGCCGGTGTCCGGCCCCGTCTACTTGGGCGCTCCTATGTCCCCCGGCAACCTGGACCACATCTCGTTGGTGTACGCCAGCAACCACGCTGCGGTTCTCGACGGAGCCGGCAACCGCATCGTGGCCTCGGGGCTCGTACCCGGTATCGGGGCCGGGTCCCTGATCAACGGGTTCTCCCCGGGCACCGGCGTCGACATTACGTGGAGCGCCCCGGTCACCGGGGACGCCGCCACTGTCTACCGCATCTACTACGGAAAGAAGAACAGTCTCGGCGCGCTTGGCCGCGGCGATCTGAGCCGGCTGGCCGTGTTCAACACCGAGGCGGTGGGCGCGGCCGTGCAGCAAGTCCTCAAGCTTCTGCACGCCCCCGCAGCTCTCGGGCAGCAGTGGAACGACCCGTGGCAAACGACGATCTACGACGTCGCTTTCGGGGGCTTCAACTCTCGGTACAATCGAGCGACGCAGGCCCTGACGGACGAGACCGCGTTGCAAACGTCCCTGGCCGCGCTCGAATGGGGCATCCCCGACGTGACGCTCGACACCCCGGGGGGCGGCTCTTGGCTAGAACGTACTGGCCCGGCCCCCTTGTCCATCAGCCACAAGGCTGCGGGCGAGTACTACCTCGACAAGTTCGACGCCATGTGGCGCGCGGTGAACCTTGACGTGAACGCGGCACCCAAGTACGGAGGCTCTTCCGGCTTCGTGATGGTGGGCGCTCGAGGAACGTTCACCGGCATCACGGCTACGCAAAGGGCTCGGGGTCTGGCGGGGTTCCTCCATACGACCATGCTCGGCATGACGTCCGGATCTTCCTACGCACCGTTCCTTTACACCTGCGTGAGTGACGGGGCGGCGGGGACCCTTTCGTGGACGACGCCGCCGGGGTCCATCACCACCACCGAGCTCGAGCTCACCGTGGACTCTGCCGACTTTTTCTGGAAGACGGTCGGTGTCGACAGCCGGACAGGCATCTGCTGCGGCGTTGACATGATCGAGCTTCGGAACGTTTCCGGTACTCAGACCGGGGTGTACGTCATCTATGCGCTGAACGCCGGGAATGCTCGAAAGTGTTACCTGCGGCACTTGTCAGGCCATCAGGTCACGGTGGCTTCTCTCGACACGGACGTCACCTACCGGCTGCACAACGTCATCCACTACACCAGCGACGGCGTGTCGGAGATGGAGTGGAACCTGGCGTTTGTTGGTGGCTTCTCCCACCAGCCGGCTGTGCAGCTGTACGGGTCCGGGTACTTCCAGGCCCCTCTCATGGGCATGGCAGGGGCCACCCCCCTGCTACCGCCTATGCCTTTCAGTGTGTGGGGTACAGAGGGGCAGGCGATCCCCTCGCTGTGGTGGGGCGGTCGGGCCCTCAATGTTGACCCGGCCAGCGACCAGACTCCCCTCATACCGAAGGGCATGTTGATGCCCAACGGCAACGTCTGGGCACCCGGGCTGTTCGTCGACGACATCGGTCGCTACGACTTCATGAACCCGACTCTCCCCATTGACGTGCACTCGAACATCCGCCTCGACACAGGGCTCGGGTTGGTCGCCGACGGCCTGTTCACTCTCGGGTTGGCCCCAAGGTCGGGCACTGGCATTACGTGCGATGGCGACTTCACATTGACCCCGCCGACGGCCAAGTTGACCGCACCGTTCGTCGACGTGTTGGACACGCTTACCGCTGCCGTGGTCGACACTCCATCCGCGCTTGTCGACGTACTGGACGTGACGGAAGTGCGCAGCATGCCCGGGACATACGTTCTGTTCTCTCACGACCTGCGGGGCGGCCCCGGTGTAGAGCTCCTCTTCAATCGCGCGAACGTCGACTACATCAAGTCGCGCAGCGGCGGCACCCCCGTCTACATGGAGGACGGCTTGTTTTCCATGGGGGCCGCGTCGTTCGACAACAGAACTCAGTGGGTCAGGTCTACGGAGCTGGTGTCGTTCGTCACGGCAAACACCATGGCCGTCGAAGTCGCGAACGCCGACATGCCGTACAGAGACATTCGGGTGGACGGCACGTGGGGCGGTGGCACGGCCCTGTGGTACCTGCAGTTGGAGCTCAACGCCACGAAGTTGGTTCATGGTACCGTGCACTACGTTACGGTGCGGGGCGACTTCAACATGGCCGGCCCGGGTATCCAGATTGAGTTTGTGGGTACCAGCGGCACGTTGGTCGTCACTGACTCATCCGACCCGCCCGCTCCACAATACGCCTTGTCGGCGTCTGGAGGCGACCAGACGGCAACATTCAAGTTGTTCGTGGCTGCGCAGGGCGGCATCGCCGGTACGCCGGCCGGCAAGGTGGTATACGTTGAGCGGATGGGCCAGCTGCTCACCTAGGAGGTATCATGGACTTCGGACTCGACACGTTCCTCAGTTGGCAGACCGCACTGTTTGCCTGCGGCATCTACGCGGTCGTCTTCATCCTGCGTCGGCTCGTGGAGTTCTTCTACAAGAAGGCGAAGTACCAGGAGTGGTGGAAGCTCACCCTCACCCTCTTCCCCGGGGCGCTCGGCGCGCTTGCCGGGGTGTTCCTGACCGCGTTCCCGTACCCGGAGGTGCTCACCAACGGCACCGGGCGAGGGGTGTACGGTCTGGTGATTGGCCTTGCTTCAGGCGTCATCTACCGGATCGTCAAGCGCATCATCAAGCAGAAGTTCCCACAGGCGTTTGAAGAGAAGAAGGAATGACCTTCTTTAGGGCATGGGCGTGGTTCAAGAAGTGGGGAGGTTGGGTCTTCGGCGGCCTAGCTTCCCTGGTCGCCATGCTCATCTTCTGGCGGAGGGAGCAGGCGGTCAAACCTTCGATCCGCGAGGTTGAAGATGCCGTCGAAGAAGAGGCGGAGCGCAAGAAGCGCGAGGAAGCTGCAAAAGGCGAGCGCCAGGAAAACGTAGTCCACGAGGAAGCCTCTGGTAAACGAGAGGCCATCATAACCGAACTCGAGGGCAACGCCGAAGGCAAAGACGACCCCGACAAGGTTGCCGAGTTCTTGAAGGATGTCGGCGACGAGATGAGGCACTGATGGCAACACCGACCGAAGAGTACATGGGGTACGCCGCCCGCATCATGGTGGTGCTCAACAACCACTCCGGGCCGGGGGAGTCAGAGGAGATCAGCCCTCTGCGTGAGGAGCTGACTCGTTTGGCCGAGGCGTTTCCGGATGAGATCGGCCCCCTCGACAAGTCCGCATCGGCGGTGGTCCAGTGGGTCATCGCCGGCTACGGGAGCGAGGTGTACACGCCTCCGGAGGTGTGACGTGGAAGCTGCCAAGATCGTTCTGAACCTTCCCGAGAAGCCCGGCCAAGATCGAGAGGAGACCCTCATCGAACTGGTGAAGGCCGGGGAGTACCTGCCCATTCAATGGTGCGCGTTTCGCAGCTCTCACAAGGGGCACAACGCCATCATCTTGTGCACGGCTGACGCGCTTCAGGTGGGGACGCCCGAAGACTCCCTGCGCATCAACGTGACGCACACCGGCGCGCAGCGCATCGCCGACATCCTCGGCTTGCGGCTGCCGACCACCAAGATCGCAGACCTCATCCACCAAGAGGCCACCGTCCGCATCACCCCCTGCACGCAGACGCCTGACGCGCGCATGGCGGACACCTCGAGGATGTACCAGCACAGCCGCGCGGTCGGTGCCAAGACCAAGGGGCGCGGCGGGCTGACGTCTACCGTGGGCAAGGATTGGGTGTTGACCAACCGGCTCAAGGGCAAGCCCGACAAGGGCGCGAACTTCGGCTGGCACGTGGAGAAGGGCAGCTACTACAGCCCAGGCGGGCTACCGGTGCTTCAGCCCCTCGGCCTGGCCCACAACCGGCATCACGTGGACTACTCGCAGGTTCTGCGGCTCATCCACCCCGTCGTGACAGTGGACGGCAAGGACATGAACCTCGACGACGTTCTTCAGGACGATGAGCTCAGCGGTCTCGTCAGCGACGAGGGGCCGCTTGAGATCGTCCGGCATCCAGGGGTCGAGCCCCCGAAGCACGTTACGCCGCCGCCCCTTGCCTGCGGCGCTTGAAGTACGCCTCGCTCTGCTGCTGTTGAGCGAACTGCTTCGGCAGAATCTTCTCGAGCTCGTCCGGCAGCATCCCCGACTTGACCATCTTCACGAGCACCTCGCCGCACGCCCGGGCGTCGGCCGTGGCCTCGTGCGCGTCCTCGAGGACGACTCCCCAGCGGTTGCACACGTCTCCGAGCTTGCCCCCACGGGCGAACTTGTTCAGGACGCGGTCGATGGTCATCGTGCACAGGATGGCGTCGGGCTTTGGCATCTCGAAGCCCAGCCGCTCGAACTCCTGCTGCAGCATCCGCTCATCGAAGCTGGAGTTGTGCGCGACCCACACGGGGTAGCGGAGGAGCTGCTCGCTGATCTCCTCTACCATCTCCTCGAAGCGGTACGCGGTGGCCAGCTTCTCCATCGTCAGGTGATTGATGTCAAGGGCCTCTCGGACCTGTGGGTCATTCGGGTCGGCGTGCTTTGGCCGGATCATGGTGTCCCAGACTTCTACTTCCCTCCCATCTTCGAAGAAGACCAGAGACAGTTCGACGATCTCGTCGGTCTTGCGGAAGCCTGTGGTTTCAGTGTCGAACGCCATTACTCTTTCGTGCCACATGGTCTATTCATCTATCAGAAGATGAAAGAAGAAGCAACTTGTCTGTTTTGCCCCTCGGCGAGTAGACTGCGAGCATGCAGCCCGCCGTCTATGAATCGTGCGCCCGATCGCTGCTGAAGATTGCGGCCACGAACCAGCAGATGCACGAAGCCATCTCGAAGATGGCGCCCAAGGGCGTGCACGTGATGACGGACCCGACGAGGGGCCGAGTGCGAGAGAACTGGGGAGGCGGGGTGTTCGGGCCTCACCACCTACTCGAGGAGGCGCTGGGCCCCAGCCTCAAGAAGAGGCTGCCCAAGGGCAAGATCGTCATGACCTCTTCGGGCAGAGACCCCACTACGCTGGCGCACGAGATGGGCCACGCCCAGTTCGACGAGTCGCTCATCGGGCGGACTGTGCAGAACCCGTACGTGCGGGGGCTGAGCTCCCGTCTTGCCCCCATTGTGGGGGCCGGGGTCGGGTACGCTGCCGGTGCGGCTACGCGCAGTCCTCTCGCGGGTGCCGCCGCCGGCGCAGCGGTGTCGGGCATCGGGCATCTGCCGACCCTTTTGAGTGAGGGCATGGCCAGCATGAAGGCGGTGGACAACCTGCGCGCCGCCGGCGCAAGCGACGCCCAGGTGGCGGCAGCCAAGCGCGACATGGGCAGGTGGCTCCTCACCTACATGAAGGACCCTGCCTTGCACATGGCCGCAGGCGTGATTGCTGGTGGGGCCGGCGGTGCCGCATGAGTTGGGACGGTGACGAAGTGGACACGAAGGTAGAAGGTAAGGGGCGGCCCGAGAAGTCCCCTCATCGCCTGGCGGTGACCCGCCCATCTTGGGACGAGTACTTCCTGAACATCGCCGAGGCCGTGTCAGCCCGTAGCCACGACGCGGAGACCAAGGTCGGCTGTGTCATCGTTGACGTCGAACATCGAGTCTTGGCTACGGGGTACAACGGCTACCCGCCCGGGTACAGCGACGAGCTGCTCCCGAACATCCGACCGTACAAGTACAAGTACATGGTGCACGCGGAGATGAACGCCATTGCGAGCTCGCGCGCGGACCTGCGCGGCGGCACCTTGTACTGCACCAGCACACCGTGCAACGACTGCGCGAAGGCAATCGTTACGGCCGGCATCAAGCGTGTCGTGTGCGCCAAAGCGTACTCGATGCACGACGGGGTCGCAGCAGAGGCCCTCGATCTTCTTCGGATGGGCGGGGTCGAGGCTGTGGTAGGCCTGCCCGTGGAGTCTGTCGGATGAGCTACAGTGCGATGAAAGAGGGGCTGCTCAAGATCGCGGTTGATCCTGCGGCAGTTGGGGCCTTCGGACTAGTAACGCGATGCACGGGCACAGCCTGCCTGGGAACTTGCGCCCACCAAAGTTGCCCCACGCAGGCAAGGAGGCGTTGAAGGCTGGCCTGATCGCGTCCGTCCCACTGGCCCTGACCGGAGCAGCCATCCTTGCCCACCCTCAGTCCCGCAGAGAGATTCAGGATCCACGGCTCTACTCCAACATTCGCGGCGGGCTCACCGGGGAGTCGGCGGAGGAGCGGGTGCGCGCTCACAAGGACATCGAGCGGAGCAACCGAGGCAAGGGCGTGTGGCGCGCCATGAAGGCTGGCTTCTCCCGCTCAGGGGCTAAAAAGAAGAGCGACTGAGCGCTCTATCGGGCGGGGTAGTCAGCAGCGCCGAGGATGACGCTGCTGTCGTCGGGGTCGCGGTAGACCTTCAAGTACACGCGCCGGCCGACGATCTGGCCGAGCGCGTTCTTGAGCAAGACCACCTGCGAGGCAGGGGTCCTTGGGTCTGCCACCGCGCACAGCAGCGCGTTGCACGCTGCTGTGGCCTCCCGCTGTTCGGTGGGGGAGAGCTTCCACCATGGTTTCTTTCCCATCACTACTCTTGTGCCCGCTTCCCATCGAGTGTTGCCCGCTGGTAGGATCGTGGGGCAAGACGTTGCCATCACACCTCAGGAGGTTCCAATGGCATCTGGAAGTGGACTGTTTTCGAACAAGGGGCCGCTCAAGCCTCACCTCACTGAGGGCAAGGGCGGCGTTGCTGGTGAAGTTGCGGACCTTCGAAGGGACGTAGGGGCCGCTCTTGGCGGCCTAGCGGCCTTGGCGGTCAACCATTGGGACTCGCCGCCAGCGGCTGACACCGACGGCATCAAGACGAGCGTGGCGAGCTCCGATGTGGCTGTGGAGTACACCGGTGACGACTTCGACGGCGCCGAGTTCTTGGTTGTGACGGGCACTCGTGACCTCGACGAGCTCACGTACGGCGCCGGCGGGGCGCTCGACGGCGAGACCTTGTGGGTCAAGGTCGGGGCGTCCGGGGTGCTGCAACACATCACTCTTGCCGCTCCTGCGGACAAGGCCGCGGTGGCGACGCAGCTCACGGCCTTTACCGGCATCACGGCCACGGTTGACGGCGCGGACCACCTGGTGCTCACCAGCGCGACGCTGCCCATTCACATCGTGCGCGCGACCGGTAACCTACTCGAGGATCTCGGGCTCGAACTCGGTGTCGGCGTGATGGTGGGGGCTCGGCCGTTCACGGTCACGACCTCCGACTCTGCGGCGACGTGGGCCGGCAACTTCACGGTGTGGGGCCGGGACGTTCGCGGGCGTCTTCTCAGCGAGACGAAGGCCTTGGCGAACAACACGACGATCTCTACCACCACCCACTTCAAGTCGATCGAGAAGTGGGCGGTGGACCCGCAGAACAACGCGGCCGGTACCCTGTTGGCGGGCTTCGGCGCCACGCTCGGCCTCGAGGCCGCGCCGAAGATGCGTTCGGGCCGCCTCGTGATCATGCAGGAGCTCGAGGATGGGGCTGCGCCGGCGGCGGCGGGCGCGTTGTCGCTGCCCTCAGCCAACCCGCCGTACGGCGCGTATACCCCCAACAGTGCTCCCAACGGGGCGCGGGACTTCACGCTCTACTTCGAGGCCGACCCGACCATCTAGTTGAGCAACTGCTGCTCGTCCTTCTTCTCCACCAACAGATACGGGTTGCGCGTGCAGCCCGGCATGTGCTCCTCGAACACGCGGATTACCCACTGGTTGAGGATGTCGGCCGTGGCGGTCGCGTCTCTCGCTCCTGCGGCAGTCAGGGCTTTCAGCTGAGCGCTGGTCACGTCTGCCAGCAGGGAGGGGTGGTCGGCTACTGCCCTGACCGCGGACAGTACGCGGGCTACCTCCTTCACCCCCTCTGCGCTGACTGAGGCCAGCAGCAGCGCCGAGTCTTCGGGCTGCGTCTTTTGGATGACGAGGCCCGCAAGGTAGCGTTTGAACGGTGCGGGGAGGTTGTGGTCCGGCACGAGCTTCTCCAGGAAGAACTCGAACAGGGTGCGGTCGAACTTCCCCCCCTACGGTCTCCAGCTTCTCAAGGTCGAATTGTACTTTCATCTGTTTTCCCTCCTGGTATTCTACCTCACATGAGAACTTCAACGGTCTTGTGCCTGGTTTTGCCGCTGGTTTGCTCGCCCGCGTACGCACAAGAGGTGACCCCTCCAACACCGCCAACAGTCCCGCCAGGCGGGGACAAGATCGAGTACCTAGAAAAAGACGCTCCGGCTCCTTACCCAGGCTTCCTCTACGACGCGGACACGGCAGTGCGGTGGGGCAACTGGCTCACGTTCTGGAAGAAGAGGTACGTCATCGACATGACCGAACAGAAGAAGGTCTGCGGCATCCGAGAGGACACGCAAACCAAGATTCATCTGATCGAAGTCGAGGCAAGGAACCGGATCATAGAAGAGCAGCGCAGGCGCCTCGAGGAGGTGGAGAATCCTCCGTGGTACGAGACCCAGTGGTTTGGGGTGGGGGCGGGGGCCACCGGCGCGTTCGGCCTGACGCTGCTGTCAATCTGGGCTGTGGGGCAGGCTGCTAAGTAAGCTCGAGGCGCTCGAGCAGCCGCTTGTTGGCCTCGGGGGAGTTGGACGGGGGGACGCCGACGGCGCGCAGCGCGAGCACGCGCTCACCCGGCTGCATAGTGGCTACCTCTCCTTCGTACTCCACCACTTCCTGCGCGGTGGGACGGCGCGCGGTGTGCCACGGCTGCGCCGGCACCCTTCCTATCCGTTTCCCTCCTGGTCTCCGTTGTCGAACTGGTCGGCGCCGGCGAAGGACTCCTGCAGATAGTCCTGCACCTTCATGCCCTCGTAGGCCGCCTCGGCGATCATGCCGGTGCCGATGAGCAGGGCCTTGAGCATCCGGTCCTGGACTTGGGCGTTCTTCTGCATGCCGTCGACCATCTCCACCAGTGCCTCGATGTTCTTGTTGGCGTCGGAGAGCTGGGACTTGAGCTCCTCGAGGGCGGCCGCGCTGGCCGCGGAGACGGGCTCCGCCTTTGTGGAGGTGGCCACCGGTGCGGCTTTGGGCTTCTCTTCCTCCTCGGTCTTCTTGCTGGTGTTGCGGGGTGTGCGCTTGGAGGTGGACTCGTTCGACGGCGTCCGCGCTGCTGCCTTCTTGCTTCCGCTGCCCACGGTCTTGGCTGCGTGCTCAGCGATCTTCTCGGCTTGCTCCTTGGGCTTCATGCCGTCGTACGCGCTCTTCTCTTTCGGGGTGCTGAGCATCCCGATGGCCTCGGCCGCCATGCGCCGGGGCCAGCCGCTCATGGCAGCGAGGTCGTCCACACTCAGAGCGGCTACTTCTTCCGGGGTCATCTTCTTCACTTGGGCAAACGCCATGGTTCATTCCCTCCGTTCGTCGATCTCTTCTTCCGACTCAGGGTTCATCAAGATGCACGCCACGACCTGAGTGTCAGTGCACGTGCGGCACGCGATGTCGATGACCGGCAGGCCCTTCTTCCGTTTGATCTGGGCCGTCAGTCCTGCTGTCCTGTCCTTGTAGGTCCACTTCTTGAGGTCCTGGGCGGGGCAGGTAAGCTGCGTTCGCAGCTGCGTCCAGTAGTCCAGGATGAAGTTCATCCATCCGTTTCGCCAGGAGTCGAACACGTTCTCGACCTCCGGCGGTTCTTCCCTTCCGGTGATGTAGGCTATCAGCTCCTCTCTGCTGGCCTCCGAGGGCACGGTTAGGCCCTTGGCTCGGCACACTTGGTACAGTTCTGTTCTGTTCACTTGTTGGTAGTAGCTGTCATCCATGTCACCCTCCCAGAAGGGAGATGCTCGGCTCCTCCTTCTCCATGTCGTAAAGTCGAATCGTAACGCGTTCTTCTTCTCCCGCAGCGTTCGGGCTCTTGGTCAGGATCACCACCATGAACTGGCTGTCGTCGATGCCGCAAACGTCGGCGAGGACATCCTCCAGAAGTTTGACTCTATTGGTGGCGTCCATCTTCTTGTAACGCGTTCTCGACTGTTTTGGATACGTCTTGTTGAACAGGTTGTTGAAGAAGAAGACGAAGTGCACGATGTACGGGACGTTCTTCTTGATCTGCGCCAGCGACGACCCGTAGTGCTTGGTCAGGTACACCTTCGACTCCCGCTTGAACGCCTTGCCCTTGTCCGTGAGCCGCCGCCCGCCGCCGCGCACGATCTTGCCCCTGACTTTCACCGGGGGCACGTTCTCGTAGGCGTGGTTGGTGGTCGGCGGCATGTCCGGCAGGCGCAGCTCGATCATTGCCAACCCCTGCCCATGTTGCTCTCCCTGACCTGGCCGTCGAACTCCGTTTTGCGGATCTCGACTTGGCGGGAGATGACCTTGAGGTGCTCCTTGGCGGAGTTGGACCTGTCCCTGAGCAGCATACAGACCTGCTCTTGAACCTGGAGCTCAATGCGCAGGGGGCGGTACATTGGGTGCAGCTGGAGGTGGTCCTTCTTCTGCTCGACCGTCATCTTCTCCTTCGTGTTCTTGAGCCTCTTGTCCAGGTTCGTGCGGATGCGGGCGGCCACGTCGTCGATCTCGTTCTCCAGTTGGAGTAGGATGGCGTTGGACTCCGTGAGCCGTTGGTTCACGAACGTTGCCCAGCCCAGGTACTCCACGTAGCGCTCGGAGTACTCGGTGCCGGAGATGTCGGCCAGCTCCCCTTTCTTGATGGGCGAGGGGGCGTTGGCTTCCGTGACGCCCATCTGTTCGAGCCGCTGCACCGCGTCGTCGTAGGTGTCCCACTCGCGCTGTACCTGCTCGTTCTCCTGCTGGCTGATGGTGGGCGGAATGCGGAACTTGACTCCGCGGCTTACCGGCTGCCTTTTCTTTTCCATGCGCGCGTCTCCACATTCATGCCGGCTTGTAGCATCGCCATCTCACCCGAGCGGTCCCTCGGTGAGCGGCGCCATGACGGGTGGCAAGTCCATGCGTACTTGCACCACTCGCACCAGATGCCCTCCTTGCGCGGTGGTAGTTCGCCCGCCTCGATGAGGGCGTTGAGCTCTACGATGCGGTCCACCACCCTGCTCCAGATCATCGGTGTGTACTTGACCAGGAACGGTCCGGCGGACGGCGTGATGTTCTCGTTGCCCTTGTTGTAGTACATGAGCCAGGTTGCTGGGAGGTCCAGGCAGGCCATGTACACGTGCACTTGGTCGAGGTGGTAGTCCCGGGGCTCGGTGAGCTTTTCGAACTGTGCGGCCGACTCGGTTTTGATCTCCAGCCCCATGCGTGCGATCGGGTTGCCATCCTTGAGGAAGGTGATGACGCCGTCGCACGAGCTGAAGATGTTCCAGTCGGCGGCCACTGTGTTGTTGTCGGGGTTGATCCGCACCTCGTCTTCGAACTGGTAGGAGTCGAACTTGCCATCCATCTCGTGCATGGCTGCTTGGATGCCGGCGTGCACCCAGTGCCCATGCTCGAACTTCTTGCGCCAGACCCGCCCGATGACCCCCTTTTTCTCCGTGCCGGTCATCGTGTAGGCGGCGGAGCGCAAGCACCCCGTGATCTCGGAGGCATGCACGCCGGCAGGACGGTCGTGGTCGTCACGCTCGTCCATGAACCGTTCGTACGCATCCGAGAAGCCGCGGAACAAGTGCCCGTGCTCCTCCCAGTTCTCTTCCCGTTCGCCGTCTGCGATCGTCAGCAGACTCATCATTCCTCCTTTACCTTGTGTCTCCAGTAGTCGTAGGGGATGACGACCCACTGTTCTTCGACGTTGCGCTGCTCGTCCGTGAACTGGATCTGCATGAGCGGCACCTCGCCGAGTTCGCAGTGGCCGCGCACCTTCGCCAAGTCGCTGCGCTTGACGGAGAACGACTTCTTGCTCGTCATCTTCGCCTCGACGCGGAACTTGCCCTCCTTTCGTACGTCGTCCTTGTTCCAAGGCCCGCCTCCGGAGCCAGGCTGCCTGCGACCGCCGATGTCCTTGGCGATCTTGTGCTCCTGCCTCTCGGAGGCGCGCCTCGTCTTCTTGGCCTTTCGGCTCAGCCCCGTCGGAACAGACATGGCAGCCCCGTCACCTTGTTGGCGAGTACCTGCCTGACGTGGACCGACAGCTTCGGGTCCTCGTCCAGCAGGCGGATGAGCTCGGCGACACCATTGATGCCCTCGAGCAGGTTCGAGCCGTTGGCATCCAGCACGTTGATGCCACCGCGCTTCTCGACGAGCAGCCCGTTTTGAATGAGCGGCTCGATGAGCGAGGCGTTGACGTCGATCATCGACTTCATGGTGTTGTCGTTGAACATGAACTGGACCTTGCCCTTGCGGCCTTCCCGAACGCCCTCCTTCCCTTTCTGCGTCTCCCACTTGAACCACTTGCCGATCTGCGCCCCCTTGTCGGCGGAGCGGCCGGACTTGATCTTCTCGCCGTTCTCCACGATGACCGTGACGCTGTTGCCGTGCTTGACCGCCCAGCCGTCCTGGTTCTTGAACTTGCGACCGTAGGTGCTGGCTTCCATGTCGGCGCGCACCTGGCCCGTTGCGAGGATGGTGGTCTCGTGCTTGAGCCCCCCGAGCTCCGGGAGCTTGCGCTGGAGCTTGTGGTAGCGGTCGAAGAACTTGCGCTTGAGAAGGGCGCGGGCGGCCATCTTCTCCTTGTCGTCCATGTCCTTTTCGTACTCGGCTTCGGACGTGAGCACGCTCAGGGAGTCGATGCCGATGATGTGGTAGAAGCCGGTCTCCAGTGCCTTGAGAAGGATGGTGAGAACCTCTTCCCCGGAGCCGCCGGTTGCGATGTGGAACGTGCCGGTCTTCTCCATGAGCAAAGTGCGCTCCTCGAGAGTGAGCGGTTCCATGCCCAGCTGCCTGCGGCCCTCTTCCATGTCGTCGATGGTGGCGAGCGGCAATCCTACACGGCACCCGACCTTGCGCATGAGCAGGTAGTCCGGCTTCGTCTCCACCCAGATGTGAAGGATGCGGGCGTCATCCCCGTAGATCGTCTGGTGGAACGCGTAGTAGTAGTCGAGCAGGACGGTCTTGCCAGAGCCATCGGGGCCGACGATGAGTGTGACGGCGTCGGCAGGCAGCCCGCCCCCGGTGCCCACGTCCAGCCCCGCAATGCCGCACGGTCGCCGCAGCAGGCTGGTATGCCCGGAGTCCTCAACCGTTCCGATTGCGTTGAACCCCATGGCCTCGTTGACGGCGTTGGCGATGGCCGCGCTCCTCTGCGCGGTGGCGGGCTTGTTCGTTGACGGAGACCGCTTCGCGGGTTTCTTCGCCGCTTTCTTGGTGGCCGGTTTGCGCGACGCCATCACTTCTCCTCGATCTCGCCGGTCTCTTCGAAGGGCTCGGTGCCGCAGCTGGGGCACATGAGAACGTCACCATGCCTTTCGATCTTGGCGCCGCACTTGGGGCAGCCGCCGCTGGCGAACTTCTTCATCTTGTCGTTCTTCGACTCGTCGACTCCGTACTTGTCCATCTCAACCTCCTGTGGATGAGTTCTGCTTTGCCGTTTGCATGAGCTCTCGCATCTGCTTGAACCACTGCAGTCGTCGGCCCATCGTCATTCCCTCCAACAGGGCGTATACGTGGTACCCGTGCAGCTGTGCGAGGATCGCTTCCGCGTACCGATGCCCGGCGTAGATGTAGATGTCGTCCTCTTTGGTGACTCCGAAGCAGGACGTCAGTATGTTGGCGCAACGAGCCCCCCAGTCCCTTCGTTCGTTGGGGGACTTGGGGAGCTCGCGCTCGTAGGTGTAGACCGGGTAGTCGGGCCGCATCACGTGGTGGAACGCGGACACGATGAGAACCCGGTCGTGTGCAAGGCACGCGTAGTCGTACGCGGCCCTGAAGAGGCTGCCGGTGTACAGCTCGCAAGCCGGGACGGGGGTGTCCCCCGTCTCGATCTTGCTTTTGCCGCACCCGACGAGCGCGATGGATTGCCCGCTCACTTCGCGGCCTTTGCTTCTTTGGCGGCTTCGTGCCTCGCCATGTTCATGGCGCTGTACTTGCGAACGCACCCGCACATCGGCATGACCTCTCCGCAGTCCTCGCAGATCTTGCCCTTGCCGGTGCCGTTGCAGGCCATGCACCGGTAGTCCTTCGTCCTGAAGTTCCAGTCGTGCAGGCCCGTGCCTCCGCAGATGCGACAGGTCCGGTCCCCTGGCTCGCGGTGTGCGTCGATGGGTTCTGGGAAGGGCACGACTGGCAGCACCTTCGGCAGCCTGTACTTTCTCTTGCTCACTTTGCCTCCGCCCAGTGAGCCCCTTTACCTGCGTCAGTGAGAAGCTCCACAGGAAGGTCGATCAAGAATGGGTGCTCCATGCGGTCCCTGATCTCCTCCATTGCCGCGTCGGCGGTTTCTGCTGGGCACTCGAAGACGATCTCGTCGTGCACCTGCAGAAGCATCCGGCAGCCGTACTTCTCTTCGAGGTTGGCCTCGTCGCACAGAATCATGGCCATCTTCGCCACGTCTGCCGCCGTGCCCTGAATGCGGACGTTGCCGGACTGTCGCTCGGCACGCCATCGCATCTGTTCGTCGTGAGCGTGGATGTCGGGCAGAACCCGACGGCGACCAAGGAAGGTGTGAGCGCAGGTCGTCTCCCGGACGATGTCGACGGAGTCCTCGAAGAACTTCCGCACGGCCGGGTAGCGATCCATGTACGCTCCCATCTTCTCCTCGGCCTCGGCAACCGTGCACTTCAGCCGCTTGGCGAGCTCCCACTTCTTCATGCCGTAGTTCAGCCCGAAGCCGATGGTCTTGGCCGCGGACCTGGCATGAAGGCAGTCTTGCAGGTACTTGTGCTGAGCGAGGTCCTGTACTTTGAGCGCGCCCCACTCATCCTCGCTCATCTTCTTGGCCCGTTTGATGTCGTCGTACGGGAGGCCGAAGACCAGAGAGGCGTTGCCGATGTGGATGTCCCACCCCTTCTTGAAGATGTCGATCATGTCCTGTTCACCCGACAGCGCAGCGAGCAGGCGCATCTCCAACTGCTTGTAGTCGAAGACGATCATGACGTAGCCCGGAGGCACGATGAATGCCTTGCGGATCTGGTAGATGTCGTCTTCCGGGTTCTTGATGTTCTGCAGGTTGGGGTCGGACGACGAGAGTCGGCCGGTCCGCGCCACGTCTTGGTTGAACTTGGTACGGATGCGGCCATCTTCGTCCAGACGATCGAGCAGGCCCTCCACGTAGGTGCCCTTCGTCTTGGTGATGTCGCGAACTGCGAGGAGCAGGTTGGCGACTGGGTCGTTGTACTTGTCGCTGAGGTAGGTGATGGTCGCTTCATCCGTGGAAGGCGATCGAACCCCGCCCTTGCCACCCTTCGTTCGCTTGAGCGGGGTGTACTTCATCACGTCGAAGAAGTACTCCCTGAGCTGCTTGGTGGAGTTGGGGTTGGTGAGCAGGGCCCCGGCCTTGTCGGCCTCGTGGGCGATCTGCCTGGTGAGCTCGGCGAGCCGCTCTTCCATGGGGGCTTTGAGCCCTTCGAGGAACTCGACGTCGATGACGACTCCGTTGCGCTCGCACTTCCAAAGCACCTTGGTGAACGGTACCTCGATGATGAAGAACAGGTCGGCCAGGGTACCGATGATGGTCCGATGGTTTGGGTCCATCTCTCGCATCATGGCATCCATGCCGCAGTCGACCTCGACCTTCATGAGCAGCTCCTCGAGCTTCTCGAACAGCAGCAAGGTGCCGTAGGCGTCGTTCGAGGCGTACTCCGTCAGCAGGTCCCGGTCGTTCTCGTAGGCCCAGAGCAATGCGTCCTGTACCGACACGAACTTGCCGCCTGCCTCGACCTCTTCGGCCGTGGAGCCACGTGTGAGCTTGCCCCCTTTCTGGACCTTGAAGGTGTCCATGAAGTCCTTCCAGGTCCAGCCGAGGATGTGATCGCTGATGTACTTGAGCCGGTGCGGGTGCTCTTCGTACAGCAGCGCGTGCATGACTTGGATGTCGACGACTTGCCCTGCGAAGCGGATGCCTACGTTCGCCAGCATGTGCATGTCGAACTTGGCATTCGCGAACACCCAGCTGATACGTTCGTCGTCGAACAGCTTGTGGAAGCGGTGGAGAAGACCGGCGTGCAGGGTACAGCGGTGCACCTGCCCGTCGATCGACCTCCACGACAGCGACCAGAACAGGGGCACGTCTCGTGTCTTGTTCAGGCCGGTGGTCTCCGTGTCGATTGCGATGACCCTGACCTTGCTCAGCGTCTCGATCAACTCGGAGGTGATGGCGCCGTCGAGGCCGTCGTCGTAGAAGTACGCCGCCGGCATCCCAACGTTCAGGCTCCGCATGTGCTCCTCCTGGGCGGCCTACTACCGCTGTTGCCCGTACTCCCTGGTGGAGTTACTCGGGGTGCGCGTGACTTGTTTCGGGCCCAGGATGGCGACTTGGTCGGCCATGGGGGTCGGTCCGAGCAGCGTCGGGAGATCGAACGGCTGGAGCATGAACTCGGCCTGCTCCTCCGTCAGCCCTTCTGGCAGTTCGATGGGGTGGGGCTCGCTGTAGTCGACGAGCTGGAACGTCTTGGTAGACTTGCGCCCCGGGGTCTGCGTCTCGACCATGGCGAAGTGCAGGTCCACGTCGAAGATGGATGCGGGCTGCGCGTCATCGCAGTTCTCGCACGCGTAGTACTTCTTCGGCAGTGTCGTCTGCTCGCAGTGTGGGCACAGGTACATCTCGTTGGCCTGCTTGTCGAGCGCTTCGATCTCCTCAGCGTCGAGCTGCGTCTTGCCGCGCTCGTAGAAGGGGTACTCGCACTCGGGGTTGCCACACACGACCGCTTCCCAGTGGATGCTGTTCTTCGTGCCGCAGTTCTTGCAGCTGTAGAAGATGGCCTTGGCAGTGTCGAGGATGATGCCGCGGTACGTGGAGCCGAAGTCCCAGCGCATCTTGCGGCAGGGAAGGGTCTCGGCTTGCGGATCGCGACGAGAGCGCTGCCACGCCATGAACGCCGAGCCGTCGTTGCGTGTCTTGACTTGGCCGGTGCTCTTGTCGAGCTGCGGAAGCAGCTGATACTCGTGGTAGTGGATGAGCGAAACGGAGTGCTGCTGCCTGCGTCCGAGGTAGCCCTCCTTCCAGCGGCCCCGCTCGTCCTTCGTGCGTGCAGCCAGGTACAGGTCGCAGCCGTGGCAGGGCTCTGCACGATTCGAGTCGAAGAAGTACAGTCCACCGCTGCACGACGTGGACTTGTAGGTGCGTGTGTCGCGGTGCTCACGCCAGGTGAAGAACGGCCAGTCTCCGACGACGACCTGGTCGTTGAGCAGCAGCTCTTGTCGGTACATCTGCGGCAGCAGGCGCACGATGTCCGGGGCGCGGCGGGTGCCGCTGGGGTAGTACGCGTCGTCCATCAGATGATACCCGAGCCGTCCTCCAGCTCCCCTCTGCCCCGTCTGGGCCATGAGGGCCATCATCTGCGTTACGTCGCCTTGTACGATGACAGGATCTTGTTCAGCCATTGCTTGTCACTCCTTGTTCTTGTGGCCCACAACTCAAAAGGCTCTGCGGATTGCACCGCGCCTACGACTTCATCTGGGGGCATGTGGTCGGGCTGTTTCCCGTACGGCACGTCTGCCACCCGAACCGGGAAGGAACGGGACAGCTTTCGTCCGGCGATCAGGGTACCACTGAACCCCGCCTTGTCGCCATCAAACATCAGCACGACTCTTCTTCCCAGGCGGGACAGAATAGTGCACTGTTCATCGGTCAAACCAGAGCCGATAGTAGCGACAACCTCGTGGATTCCTGCTTGGTGAACCCACATGCAGGCTTTGAATCCTTCGACTACTACCAGTGGCCCGTCGTTGAAAGTAAGAAGAGGGATGACCTGGTGCAGGTTCCAAAGAAGGACCTTGCGTTCGGTGCCGACCGTCGGCATGCCCCAGATCTTGTACTCTTCCTTGTAGATCTTGTACCGGCCGCCTTCTTCTCCTTCTGTTCTTCTTCCGCTGACACCCACCAGACGGCCGTGGATGTCACGCAGGGGGTAGGTAACGCGCATGTGTGTCTTGTCGAAGCCGACGTCGAAGTACCGCAGCACCTCCTCCTCGAAGCCCTGCTCGAGCAGTTCGACGGGGCACCATTGGAAGAGGCCGAGCAGCGATTCGGGGATGGTCGGGTTCGACAGCAGGTTGTCTCGAAGAGGATCGTGCCGAGGCACTTGTTCTTCTTCGAGACGCTCGATGAGGGCGCCGTACCGTATCTTGATGACGGCCGGAGCCTCCCCGATGTCCCGGAGGAACCGGGCGAGGTTGCCCTTGGCGTGACAAGAGAAGCAGAAGAAGAGGCCACGTGAGATGTTCAGGGACAGTGTGCGCGACCCCCCGGGGTCATCCGAGGTATGGAACGGGCACTCCGCCATGATCTGGTCCGGCCCCGACTTCCGTACCTTCTTCAGGTACTTGTACGCAAGATCGAGAACGGCATCTTCTGGCGTAGTCACTTCTTCCCCTTGGTGCTCTTCTTGTTGCTGGGTGTACGTTTGACCGACTCCAGTTGCTCCTTGAAGCTCTTGAGTGCGGCTGCTTCTGCGTCTTTCGACGATGGCTTTCTTTTCTTCTTCTTCTCTGCTGGTGATTCGCCAGGGTCGTTCGCGTCGACCTCCTGAGCCTCACGCAGCTCTTTTTCTGTTACCCTTTCTTTGAAGTAGAAGTCCGTGGCCGGAACTCCTCCGATGCGGAAGCCAGGCAGGTCCCATTCACGGGAGCCCGCTATGCCCATCATGCAGGTGTTCTGGCTCCGGTCCTCGACCTTCTCGTTGACGACTCGGATGGCCGCAGTGGCGTCTTGACTGAAGGCGTCAGAGAATGCGAGCTCGTCGAGCTCCGCCATCTTGTGCCCAGCCGCTTTGCGGTTGGCCTGGCTCGTGGCAACGAATGGGATCCCTAGCCGCAGTTGGAGGTCGCGAGCTTGTCTCGAGATTGCTTGGACCCGAACGTTGTCGCTGACGGCCCGCTTGTGGCCAGAGCTCATCAGGTAGATGCCGTCCACGTAGACGATGTGCGGCTTGTACTTGCTGACCTTCGCACCGAGCCACGCGATGGTGTCGCCGCCTTCGGACACGTCCTTGCCGGCCAGGCAGATGAGACGGTCGCTGTGTTGAATCTGCTGCGACAGGTCTCGTACCGCCCGGAAGTTGGCTCGGTCCTCTTTGGTCAGCTTGCCCCTGCGGAGCTCTCGGTATGGGACCTCTGCGAGACAGGCGGCGACGCGTTTGATGATGTTCTCGGGCGTCATCTCCTTGGTGTAGACCAGGATGTTGAGCCCCTGTGTGAAGTGGAAAGCGATGAGGTACGACAGGATCCACGACTTCATACTCTTGGGTCGGCCGTAGATGATGACGTAGTCGTCGTGCCACAGGCCGAGCGACTCCTCTTGGATGGCTTCCCAGGGCCACTTGATGGGCGACTCCCCGAGTCCTTCCTCAGCCAGGCAGTACTTCTCGTAGATGGTGTTCATAGCGGCCCCGAACGTGACGTCCTTGTTGGAGCCGTCGCTGATCTCCATGAGGATCTGCGTCTGCCTGTTGAGGTTGGAGATGGCTTCCAGGGGACTGACGTCGAGGTTGCCGAGTGCCAGCTCCATGGACTGCCTTGCTTGAACGGTGACGCGGTTGGTCCTGACCATCAGGCACAGGGACGCGGTCGTCATGCCGGGGTCGTCGCAAAGCACGAACGTGGGAAGCAGGGCCTTGAGCGTGTTGGGGCCGATGACCGAGCCCGCCGACTCTTGGAAGAAGCTGTACAGGTGAGTGAACGTGCCCCTACCCAGGTCGGTCTGGAAGTCTTCGTGGTTGATGCCCCACTCCAGCACCTCGGCCAAGTTCCCGGTGCTGATGATCCTGCTTAGGAGCTGCAACTCTACATGGTGCAGCCCTCCGCTCGATTGCATTCATACCCCTCCTCACAACGGCTTCGTCCCGTCGTTGAAGTGCGCGCCGAGGTCCGCCGGCGGGCCGCCGATCGACGAACCTTCCCCAGCTTCTTCCCCTCCTTCGAAGGTGACGCTGGCCATGTAACGCTCGATGGAGTCTCGCAGGGCCAGCACCTTTTCCCTGACGTCGGGAGATGAGAACTGGGTGACCGTGGTGGTGGCGTAAGTGGCGCCGTCCTTAGTGTTGATGAGCTTCGCCTCGGCGCGAATGTCCATGGCGGCGTCCGTCAGCAAGTCGACCTTGATGGACGTGACCGCCAGCGCGTCGGCCTTTAGCGTTCCTTGGATCATCGCTCTGCCTCCTGCGCCTGCCAGACACGGGCAGGCAGCTCCTTGGACAGCTTCTGAAGACCGTCGCGGGCGAAGTGCTGGGCAATGGTCAGGCCGGTGGCGTAAGCCTGTTCGATGGCCTTGGTCGTCTGGTTGCAGTGCAGCTTTACTGCCACCGAGCACTTCGCGTAGCCGAATGGCAGGTTGTAGCCGGCCGTGACCGTGACCTCCGCTGGCGGCCCGTCGCCTACGTCAATCAGGTCAGCCATGAGGGCGCCACCGAGCACTTCGTGCAGAGTCCGGCCGTCCTCGTACTCGAAGACACGTTCAGCTTCTACCACGGCAGCACCGCCTTCTTGGGCTTGGAGTAGTTGGGGGTGTACGTGAGGACTTGGTCCTGCACGTCGGTGGGGACTTCCCCCTGGTCGACGAGCATGAGGAACGAGTCCTTGGGCATCTCGTGGTGTTCGCGCTTGAACACCTTGCCGCGCCACGTTTCGAACTGCTTCTTGCCGACGAGCTCGAAGCACCTCTCGTGGTCGATCTTGATGGTGAAGTGCTTGAACGAGAAGTCGGAGAAGCTCACGCCCATCCCCGTGTCCGCGCACTTGACCCGCAGCTCCTTGTCCACCGCCTCCACCGCATCGTTGTAGCGGTCGACGATGCTCGCGTAGACCTCGAACAGCTCCCGGTGCATCTCACGGAAGCTCTCGAGCTCCTCCTTTGCGTTGAGGTACTGCTGTCCGCTCGAAAGCTCGGACGCTTCAATCGTGATCGTCTTCTTCCTCTTGACCGACATAGGTATCTCCTCTTGGCGCGAACTCACCCTTTGATTCAATCTGGTGTCGCTTGTAGATCTCAGCTGCGAAAGAGACCGCGTTGTACATCTTGACGGCGGCGGCATCCTCCAAGTCGTGCTCCGATTCTCGAGTTGAACGAAGCACCCATGCGGGGTGCACAGTTGGAATGCACAGGTACTCCACCTGACGCTGGATGACCGGCAGAGACACTTCGCCTTTCGTCTTTCGAGTCCATGCGTTCTTCTTCGCCGTCAGGCTGGGCAGGTAGGTTGCTCCTGGTATGTGAATCGATCTGGGTGCCCCGTTTTCCTTGGTGATGGTGATGGGCTTGCCGGTCAAAAACTCTGTGGCCACGGCCCCTAGCGTGACGATGACGACCGGGTCGACCTTGTAGATCTCCTGGTAGATACGAGGCGCGCACGCCTTCATGTGAACGGAGGTGGGAGGAGAGTCCTCCCAGGCGATCTGTGGGGGGTCCTTCGACCCCGGGGGTCGCCGCTCGAACATGACGTTGCCGTCCTTGTCGAGCTTCTCCACGCAGCTTCTGCATGCCACGATGTTGGTGATGTAAGAGATGTCCTTGATGTGGAGCATGGAGAGCGTCTGCCGCAGCAGCTTGCCGGACGGGCCCACGAACGGGCGGCCGGTTCCTTCCTCCACGAACCCAGGACCCTCTCCGATGAACATGATGCCACCGGGGCGGCCCTCTCCCTCGACGAAGCAGCGACGGAGAGCCAGCCTCCGCGCGCCGAGAGAGCACTTGGTGCAGTTGCTCCACTCCTCCGATAGCTCTTTCAAGCTCTTTCGGAAGTCTGGAACGAACTCTCGTTCTTCCGCCAAGCCTCACCTCCTTGGATCTAGTTTCTGTTTGGTGTCTTATGGCCGGTCTACGGCGCGGATGATGTCGTAGTAGTACGGCCCTCCTTCGTCGACTGGCCACTCACGTAGGTGCCTGCGCAGGTTGTGGCAGATGTTGTGCATCAGCGAGACGTCGTCTTCGAAGATCTCGATGAGCGGCTCTTTCTTCTCCGGCTTCATGCGCAGCGCCCGCCCCATCACCTGCTGAATCCAGCCCTTCTGCGAACCGGGCTCGAGGATGACGACGGTGTCCAGCTCTTGGCTGTCGAGTCCTTCTCTGCCGTACTTGGCGATGGAGAATGTGATCTGCTTGTCGTGCAGCATCGCCAGCCGGGTCTCACGCGGGACGTCGTGAATCATCAACCCGGCGTTCGAGTTGTGCCGCATCGCCTCTTTGAGGTAGGCCTCCTGCCTGTTCTTCAGGATGTTGTCGAGCCGTCGCCTCGCGGAGTCGCAGGCCATCTTGCCCGCTACCCTGTCGAGCTCCCGGCGCTGCCGCTCGGGCAGCAGGGTCGGGGTGACCTCGAGCTGGGCGCGTAGCTTTTTGATGGCCTTCTCCATGTCCTTTACGGTCTTCACCCGCATCTCTCGGTCCTCTTTGCTCGGCATGAAGGACAGGAAGCGTTGCAGGGTTCGAATGACGGACAGCTTGTCCCTCTTGTCGAGCGAACACGCCTCCTGCACGTTGGCTGGCGGGTCGAGCTCCTCGAGGGTGGGCTCGGGAATGTCGGAGTAGAACGTGCCGAGACCGTTCCAAAGCGACAGCAGGTTGACCAGCTCCTCGATGCTGTTGGACAGCACGAGAATCTTCCTGCCCTCGTCGAGAAGCTCCCCGATGCGGTTGAGGACGAAGTGAAGGCGGTCCGGCCAGCGTCCGAAGAAGCCGGCCAGCATGCCATAGTGCAGCTCCCCCCGGGCGTCGTAGATCTGTTGAACGACCGAGGGGTCCGCGGTGTTGGGGGCAAAGCCCGTCTCACGGAAGTTGATGTGAGGTTTCAGGTCTTGCGCCAGGTTCTTGTAGAGCACGGGGCCGACGTGCAGCTCCTGCACGATGTGCATGCCGTCCTTGCGCTCGGGGGTGGCGGTGAGACAGTACCTCCGGCCGTAGAACAGGTTGGCCGTCTTCGAGAATGTCTCGGCGCCGATGTGGTGGCCCTCGTCCCAGATGATGACGCCGAAGTACCGCCGGAACTCTTCCGAGAACCGGTCGGCCTTCTGCGACAACGTCTGGTAGGTAGCCAGAACGATGGGGTGCTCCCAGTCGAACTTGCTGCCCTCCACGCGCCCCACCCCGCCAGGCACGTCGAGGAACTCTTCGATGGCCGCCGCCCATTGGTCGAGCAGCGTGCTGTTGTCGACGATGATGATCGCTGGAACCTTCAGCTGGGCGATGAGCTCGAGGGCGCAGACCGTTTTGCCCTTGCCGCACGCCAGCTGAAGGACGCCGCCCCTTGCGAGCAGCATGTTCTTGACGGACTGGCGCTGTGTGAAGTCCTTGCGGTCTCGCCAGTCCAGGATGATGCGGCTGCTGACTTCCGTTTGTTCGAAGGAGGAAGGTCGGCAGTCGACGATGTCGAAGTCGCGGGGCCGGTTGTACCTCCAGAACTCCCGGGGCACGATCAAGTGGTGCTCCGTTTCGACGTAGAGCTTGTAGTACTTGATCGTCGTCGTGCCCGGGGAGTCGAAGGTGAGCGCCCGCTTGGTGCCCTCGACGTTCAGAACCTCCTTAGGTACCCAGAGATCGGAGTCCAGGTACCCCTTACCGCGCTCCCTCCTTACGGCCCTCATCCTCCCCCCTCACCTCCTCCGTGCCGCGTGAACGGGGCGTTGGAGATGAAGTGTGCCAGGGACATCAGGGCCCCTACAGCAGCGCCTCTGCCCATGGTCAACGCAGCGTTGCGGAAGCTGAACTGCTCCATCGGCTCTAAGGTCGCGAGCATGGACGGAACGGTATACCAGTTCGACGGGACCATCTCCACCGGGTTCATCTGGATGACCTCGTGGCCGACGGGGACGCCTCTTGTTACAGGAGTAGCGGAATTTTGGGGGGTAGAGAGAAACGCCGGACGCTTCACCGACGTGGACAGCGCCGCCGGCGGTGTGCCTCGGGTCAGGTTCGTGACCGGGACTTGGAATGATTGGGACACTTTCCTCGCTGACTTCTGCGCCCCGCACGATTGGAAGTAGTCGCACACGGGTCTGATGTTCGATCCTCCTGTGCTCATGTAGTTCGGATCGTATCCGCCCCTGCACTCAACAGCCTGAGCGGACCACAAGTTGCCGAAACAGTCCGGCTTGCCCATGGTTCTCCTTTCTGGAGCTACGTCTGTGCTCCGTTTCCCTTATGACCGCTCTCGGGCTATCCTTGCGCGGGCCTCTGCGCCATTGCTAGGATGGCAAGATAAGGAGAAACCCGATGCGTACGAGCGGCCTGATCCTCGACCTTCAAGACGACAGCCAAGGGCAAGTACTTCGGCAGATCTATTCTTCTTCGGACGATCTACCGGAAGAGGTGAAAGTCGCTCACCCATTGACCGAGCAGGAGAAGACGACGCTCCCCGACGACGTCTTCGCCCTCGTGCTCGTCAACGGTCAGGAGTCGATGCGGAAGTACGCTTGCGTGGACCCCGGCAACACCCTGCTCAACGTCGAGTACTTCTTGCGCACCCGGCACAAGCTGCCAGAAGAAGCGCAGAAGGTCGCCGCTGCCAACCTGCGCACCGCCTGCTCATGGTACGGCCTCGTGCATTCGGAGCTCGAGAAGGTCGCGCTGGGACTGGGGGCAGCCAAGGCGCTGATCGGTCCCGCCATGACCGGGCTGTCCGCGGCGACTACGGTGGCGGGCACCTCGAAACAGATCAGCGGCAACCTCAATCAAGCACGGCAGTCTGGCGGCATGATCCAGAACTTCCTCAAGCAAGGGGAGGCCACCTTCACCCCGCTCATGCCCCCTCCGTCGTCTGAGCAGGGCAAGCCAGCCAAGACCAAGGCCGTCATCCGCAAGGTCGGGACGGTTCTTCAAAACAATGAGACTGGGCAGAGCATCAAGGGGCAGGAGCTCGTCAGTCAGACCCCTCCCACTCCCCCCAAGCAAAAGCGCGGTCGCCTCATCACCACCCCCAGTTCCCCCGCCGGCTTCATGGAGACAGCGGAGAAGGTGCTTCATCCTCACGTGGACGTGACGGGCAGCGAGGCCAAGGTCGTCGTCCAGGAGAAGAAGAGCTCTGCGTTCGCCCTGCGTGACCGCTACCCCTTGGACAACTTGAAGCAGGTCAAGCGCGCCGCCGCCTACTTCGACGAGCAGGGCGTACGGATGTCGCCGGCGGATCGCCATGAGTACTGCGTCAACATGACGAAGCGAGCCGGGGCTCTCGGCATCCCCGTCAGCGAAGAGGCGCAGAAGTACGGCTCCGAGACCTACGCCCCGGAGGAGGAGATCAAGGTGGCGATGGACGTTCGCCGCAACCTCGCCTCGGGCAATGAGAAGCTGATCGGTATGCTCAACGGCCTCATGAGCAAGCAGGCCCACATCCCTCCGGAGGTCTTCTGTGAGACTCTTGGCATGATCGACACGACCTTCGGTCTCAACCATCACTACGACCGCTATGTGCCTGACCCGTACTGGACCACCTATGGACTCGAAAAGCAGGCCGAGTTCGTCGAGACGATTGGCAACGAGACCATCACCGGGGAGCAGCTGCAAGCGTTCGCGAAGGAGAAGCAGGACGCTCGTGGTACGTTGGAGAAGGTCTTCGCCATGGATCTGGTCGACGAGTTCTGCAAAGACCCGATCGGCATCTTCAAGTCCCTTCCACGGGAACAGAAGTTGCTCATCATGCGGATGGCCAGTGCGGTTGCCGGTGGTGAGTGATGCCCCACGTTCCGCAGGACCAGGACTTCGCGACCATCTTTCTCGACCCTCAGCAGGACGCGAAGAACGAACCCACTATCACGGAGGAGAGCCGTCTCGAGCTGCTGTCCACCGAACCGCATCCTCTGGGGCCGGCTGACCCGCAGCCGACGGGCGGGGTCACCCTCTCCAACTTCTTCCGCCATCCAGAGGCGCACCCTATCGTCTTGGACCTGTGGCTCTCGAACAAGTTCGGCCCCGAGTGGCTCGACTGGGAGCCGGAGACTATCGAGGCGCAAGTCGAGGCGATGTGCAAGTGCGACCTCAGCTCCTTGAACCTGTCCAAGATCCACGCCCTCAAGTCTCTGCACTTGGTCGACTCCTTTTGGGAGCGGTGGGAGGTGTTCGTCTGGTGCGCGATGCCCTTCAACGACCTGTACCCGGACTTCGAGATTATGCAGGTGCCGACGGTTCCGCAGTGCATGATCGCCGTCGACATCGCCGACCAAGTTCGGGACGACGTCGAGTGGTCGGAAGAGGTGAAGCGGTTCCTCGAAGTGGTGCACCGCCACGACGGCATCATGGTGCCGCAGGCTCCGCTCGACTTTGTCACCGTGGACACCGAGGGGTTCCCGCTTGAGCCCGGGGTCATCCAATCTCGGTGGCCCGAGGTCCGCAAGTCAGGCCGGGCTCCGGGGTGCGACACATCGAACGACTGCCAGCTCACCCGAATGCTTGAATCCTACCAGTTCATGCAGGAGTATCGGGACAGGCTTCAGCGGCAGCTAAGGACGGTCCTTCATGCCTGAGTTCGACGAGAACACCATGCGCGGCTTCATCGAGGAGATGGAGAAGCAGGCTCTCACAGGAAACCAGGTGCTCGGGCTGGCCACGGGCACCGGCGCGGCGCTCGGAGGTCTTTGGCAGGGGGGCAAGGCGTACCGAGAGGCCAAGCAGCAAGGTGCCAGCACTTCGGAGGCGTTGCAGCAGGCGGGCAAGAAGGGCCTGATTGGTGCGGGCGCCGGTGCGGCGATTGGTGGGGGACTTGGGGGCATCAGCAAGCTGCGTAAGGGCAAGGGGCTGTTCACCATGCCCAAGTCCTCCCCCATCATGGGGGGCCAGGTCATCGACCCCGGCAAGTCGCTCGCTGAGTTCGGCGGGCATGTCGGGCACATCTGGACGGGCAAGGGCAACGTTCGCAGTTTCGGCGGGGGAGCCGTGCCCGCCATAAAGGCGGAGTCTGAAGCGGCCAAGGCACTGGAGAAGGTCCGACAGGCCCCGGTGGGCGAGGTGAAGGATCCTCGGTTCCTATCCTCCATTCGAGGAAAGATCTCTCCCGCTGAGACCAAGCGGCTGGCTGAGGAGAAGGCTCAGAAAGCGCTGACAGCAGCTCAGGCCAGGGCCAAGGCAATGGAGCGGGCGGAGAAGGCAGGTCTCACCAGCATCCCAGGCACCCTCACCGGTATTGCGCGGGACCCTCGAGGAACTGCCGGCGCGTTCGGTGACTACATTCGGACCATGAGCGGGGGAGAAAAGGCATTCGCTCTTGGCTTCCCTGCTGCCTTTGCCGGCATGGGGGCGCTGGCTCCGGAGGAGGGGCAGAGCAGGCTCGGCGGAGCTCTGTCAGGCGCGGCATCGAGCGTGCCGTGGATGATGCCGTGGATGCCCAAGAGCTTCGCCATGACCATGCTGCCCGGGTCCTCGTCCATCATGCCTCAGATGGCCCTTGGCCGCCCCTTGGAGATGGCGGGCAGCGCTGCCGGTAACGCAGCGACCTCGGGATACCGTCGGGTCGCCGGCGCGGTTCAGCCGCCGGAGGAACAGGGTAGATGAGCTTCTTTTCAGGAGGACTGCAGGGGGTGGCCACGGGGCCCGGTTCGGGGCTGCGCTTTGCGTCTACCCGAGGTCGGATTCAGGGCAGCCCGTCGAACGGGATGAACTACCCGAGCCCGTTCTTCGACATCGGGCACACGTACCTGCCGGTCACGGTCAAGGCGCTGCTCCGCTGGTGCCGGTACTACTTCATGACGAACCCGCTGCTCAATGCGGGCACGTTCAAGATGGCCGAGTATCCGGTGACCGACCTGCTCATCGAGCACGAGAACCCCTCGGTGCAGAAGCGGTGGTCAGAGTACTTCCACGAGCACTTCATGTACCCGGCCTTCCAGATCGAGGTGGGCCTGGACTACTTCACGTACGGCAACGCGTTCATCACGATCTACTACCCCGTGCGCAAGTGGCTCAAGTGCAGGCAGTGCGGCCATCAGGACCACGAGGCGGACCTTCGGTCGAACTACATCTTCACCAACTTCGAGTTCCGCCTGACGTGCCCGCGCTGTGGGCACGTGGGGACCGCTGACGTCAAGCAGCAGTACCTCAAGAACGCCAGCGAGATCCGACTCGTTCGGTGGAACCCCGAGGATGTGGAGATCGACGTCAACGACATCACCGGCGCCGTCGACTACTACTACATCATCCCGCCGATGATGAAGAACGACATCACGGTGGGCAAGAAGAGTGTGGTCGGGGAGATCCCGCAGATCTTCATCCAGGCTGTGCGAGAGAACAAGGGCGTGAAGTTCGCGCCCGACAACTTCTTCCACCTCAAGCGGCCGAGCCTCGCCAACCTAGACCGGGGTTGGGGCACTCCGCTGCTTCTGCCCGTGCTCAAGGACGCCTACTACCTGCAGATCATGAAGAAGGCGCAGGAGGCGATCCTGCTCGAGCACATCATCCCGCTGCGCATCCTGTTTCCGCAGGCCGGCAGCGCGAGCTCGGACCCGTACACGACGATCAACCTCACTCAGTGGCGGGAGCACGTCGCCGGCGAGATCGCTCGGTGGAGGTACGACCCGAACTACATTCCCGTCATGCCGCTGCCCGTGGGGCACCAAACGCTGGGCGGTGACGGCCGGGCCCTGTTGCTGTCCGGTGAGATCCAGCAGTGGAGTGACCACTTGGTGGTCGGCATGGGCGTCCCGCGGGAGTTCATCTTCGGTGGCATGAGCTACGCTGGCACCAACGTGTCGATGCGGATGCTCGAGAACGCGTTCCTTCGATACATCAGCCGGCACTTGGCGCTGTCGAAGTTCGTGATGAAGTCCGTGTCCAAGTACATGGATTGGCCCGAGGCCACGTGCAAGTTCAAGCCCTTCAAGATGGCCGACGACCTCCAGCGCAAGATGTTCCTGCTCAACGTCAACGCGCAGGGCAAGATCAGCGACACTTCCTTCCTGGCCGAGTGCGACTACGACCAGTCGGAAGAGAACAAGATCATGCTGCGCGAGAACAAGGAGCGCCTCGAGGCCCTCAAGGACCAGCAGGTTGCGCAGGCCGAGGCGCAGGGCGAGGCCATGCTCGTCAACGCTAAGTACCAAGCGAAGATGCAGCAGGTCATGATGCAGGCACAGCAGGCGCCCGTCGCCCCGGGCGAGCCGGGCGGCCCCGAGCAACAGATGCAGGGCGGAGGTCCTGGCGGGCAAGGAGCCATGGGCGAACCAATCCCCGGGGGCCAGCCCGCCGAACAGGCGCAGCCCCAAGCGCAGCAGGCCGAGCAGGGCTACTTCCAGCAGCAGGTCGGCAGCCCGCTCAACATGGGCCAGGACATGCAGTCGAACCAGATGATGAACATCGATCTGCCATCGATGGCGATGCAGCAGGCCCGCATGATCACCCAGCTCCCGCCCGAACAACAGCAGACCGCCATCCAGAACCTCGAGCAGCAGTCCCCCGAGCTCGCCGAGCTCGTGCGCCAGTACCTCACCCAACTCCAGCCGCAAAGCGGAGGCGGGGGCGTCGACATGCGCCCGCAACCCAACGTGTACCCGGAACGGCGCGAGACGCCGATGGTGACTTAGGGGGTAAAAAACGACGCCCCCCGAATGGGGGGCCCTGCTCCGTCCGGCCCGTCGACTTCGACGTTCAACCCGGACTCACCCCTGAGCGGGGGCGCCGTGTGGTGCAGGCTCAGAACCAACCGTTGTCGGTCTCTGCCTGCACCTTCGCGAGCGTGGCCAGCGCCACCCCAATGCGGCGCCATGCGTTGAGGATCTCCTCCTCAGCACCGGCGCCCTGGGCGAGCGCAAGCCCCTCTGCAGCGCGGTGAGCGGCGAGCTCGTACTGCTCGGCCGCGTACCGCGCGTCAAGCTCGAGAAGCACGGCGACGCTCGCGTCGTCCTGCTGCTCCAAGAGCTTGAGGGCCCTGTTATAGGCCCTTCCGCAGAGGTTGCCCGCAACACGGCCGTTTCGGCTTTCGCCGCGGTCGTTGCGTGCCATCACTACTATTGTACCTTCTTTCTGCTTACTTTTGCGTCCACAGATCCATTACCTGTTCGGCCATCAGAGCCATGCAGCTCAGGCACATCAGCTCCATGGACTCTTCTTCGTCGAAGTGCCCGCCCATGTCGCTAGAAGGAGTTCGGCCGTCCGGGGGAAGCGGCTCCATGGTTCCGTAGACGGCGCGGATCATGGGCTCACCGTCCACGGGTCTTTTGCAGAAGTCGCAGAAGATGGGAACGTCCGGATCCTCTATCTCTTGCGGGTCTGCGGGCTGAAGCCCTAGCTCCTTCCTCACCTCCTGTATGGCGAACTGGAGCTCGTCGACCAGGCTGCTCCACACGTCGAACGGAAGCATCTCCTCCAAGACCTCCCATTCGTCTTCTCCAACGTCATCCTCCATACCGTCGATCAGGTCGTATGGCTCCTGGTTGGAGACGATGAAGGAGGGGACCATCGGCTCGTCCCCGTTCATCCAGTACTCGCACATGATCGTCAGATCGAGGTCCACGTACGGGATGACCCCGTCGAGTCGGACCACTTCCCAGCCGAGCGGGATGTCCCTGTCCGATCCTCTGCAGATGTGGCCGGACGGCACGGGGCTCAGAACAAGGCTTGGGTCTCGGTACCTGTCGGGGAAGGTCATCGCCATTGTATCTTCTCCAGTTGGACTCGGGCCCAGCGCTTGTTGACGGTCTCGAGTCGCGGGTCGGGGGACATCCCGGTCTCCAGGTCCGCGTCCCACATGAGCGTGAGCAGCTCCTCGTAGTCGAGGCCGTTGATGTGCAGGTGGCGGGTGATCTCCATGCCTTCAGGCAAGGGCATGCCGCCGTACTCCTCGCGGGCGCCCCACTCCAGGCGGAGCAGGTCGTCCTGCAGGTCGTCGGGTTCGGCGGTGATGCCGACCCAGTTGAAGTCGTCTTGGGGTAGGTAGGGGGAACCCAACCAGTGGCACCACTGGCCTGGCTGCGCGATCTCCATCAGCACCTCGAGGTCCCGCTGGTTGCAGAACGACGTGATGCCGAAGTTGTCGATCAGCCAGGCCCGCACGCCTCCCAGAGCCCTTCCGGATGGGAGGTAAAAACCAACGATCTCCCACACCCGGTTGAGGTACTCGACCTTTTCGCCGATGGCGTCGAACATGGGAGCCGTGGTCGGGTCGCCGGGCACGAGTTCGATTAGCCTCGTACCCGGCAACGCCACTGGTGGGCTCGCATACACGTTCGCGAGCCCTCCGTTCATCAGTCGTCGTCTCCTTCCTCGTCCTGGTCGTCGTCCTCGTGCCAGGCTGATTTTTTAGGGTCGAAGCCGGCCTCCTTGATGTCCTCCTCCCGCTCTCCGAAGAGAGAGGTGAAGGACTCCTGCGCGATTCGGGCCATGTCATTCAGCTTGCTGGTGGACATCTCAATCTCCTTGTCGGAGGGCCACCTCCTGACCCTCCGGTTAGAGGGGAAGGGCGCGTACTTCGTCCCTTCAAGGCTCTTATGCCTGCGATCACGCACTCCTTGCCGCCGCTTCAGCCTGCGCGGTACAGTTGCGAGCAGTCCAGAGAGGAACAGGATGGCGTACCTCGACCCGCAGGAAGCCTTCGACCACTTCCAGAAGAAAGTAGTTGAGGGAGTAGAGCAACAGTTCCCGGTGAAGGGAAAGCAGCGCAGCCTTCACCTGGAGCGTGTGGAAGTTCCGGAGCCCCCTAGCCCGGACGACATCAAAGCGCAGCAGCAGGCGAAGATCGACGGCAAGAGCTGGGGCGTGCCCGTGTACGCCCATCTGACCCTCAAGGACAACGCCACCGGCAAGATCGTGGACAAGCGCAAGGTGCGCGTCGCCGAAGTCCCGATGATGACGAAGCGCTACAGCTACATCGTCGGCGGGCAGGAGTACCAAGTCGACAGCCAGTGGCAGCTCAAGCCGGGGGCGTACACCCGCCGCAAGCAGAACCAGCAGCTCGAGACGCAGTTCAACACGACGGGCCCCGGTTCCAAAACGTTCCACTTGAACTTCCACCCCGACAAGAAGCAGTTCACGGTACGGTGGAACAAGGCGGATATCCCGGCGTACCCGATCCTCAAGACGCTTGGGGTCACTGACGAGCAGCTCAAGAAGTCCTGGGGTGAGGACATCCTCGACGCCAACAAGAACGCCCGCGGAGTGGACGGGGCGCTCGCCGCGCTGTACCGCTCGGATCGGGGGCGCAACCCTGAGAACATCGAGCAGGCCAAAGAGCATCTGTGGGACACACTCCAAGCGTCGAAGATGGACAAGAGTGCCACGCACATGACGCTCGGTCGTCCCTTCGAGCATGTGAATGGCGACGCGCTGCACATCGCGTCCAAGCGCCTGCTCGACGTGCAGCGAGGCGGCGGCGAGGATGATCGTGACAGCCTGGTGTTCAAGAGGCTCCGTACGGCTGGCGACTTCGCCCTCGACAAGATGAACAGCCAGAAGTGGGCCGTGCAGAACAAGATGGCCAAGAAGCTCGACACGGCGCAGAGCGTGCGCGACGTCGTGAAGTTCGAGCACTTGAACACGGCGGTCCACAAGACCTTCAGCGAGAATCAGGCGTCGCGCGTTGCCAGCCAGATCAATCCGCTCGAGATGGTCAGCTCCTCGATGCAGACCACGGTCATGGGACCGGGCGGCATCCAATCCGAGCACGCCGTCATCGACCAGACGAAGTGGATCAACCCTTCGCAGTTCGGCTTCCTCGACCCGATCAACACCCCCGAGGGCCCGAAGACCGGCGTCACCCTGCGGCTGCCCATGGGCGTGCGCAAGAAGGGGGACGAGCCCCGCATCGCCTTGACGAACATGCAGACGGGCAAGACCGAGTTCGTCTCCCCGGGCCGAGCCATGCAGGAGAACGTGCTGCTGCCTGACCAGGTCGAGTGGAAGGATGGCAAGCCAAACCCGATCAATGGCAAGAAGTCGAAGATCTTGGGGCCGGGCAACGAGCTCCAGGTGGGCGACGCCAGCAAGGCGAAGTACGTCATGCGGCACCCCACGCAGGTGTTCAACATCACCTCGAACATGATCCCGTATCTGCATTCGACGCAGGGTAACCGTGCAGGCATGGCTTCTCGCCACCTCGAACAGGCGGTGAGCCTCGAAGGAAGGCAGGCCCCTCTGGTGCAGGTAGCCACGGGCGCGGGCAAGGGCCCGTACGACACGTTCGAGGGAATGGTCGGGGCCATGTCGGGGCACCAGTCCCCCATCGACGGGACGGTGGAGAAGGTCACCAAGGATGGCATCCACATCAGGGGCAAGGACGGGGTCAAGCACACCGTTCAGCTGTACAACCACTACCCGCTCAACGACGTGAAGAGCACCATGCACTCCGAGCCGCTGGTCAAGCCCGGCGACGTGGTGAAGAAGGGGCAGCACATCGGGGACACGAACTTCACGAAGGACGGCAAGCTGGCCCTCGGCACCAACCTGCGAGTCGCGTACGCCCCGCTCAAGGGCTACAACTTCGAGGACGGCGTGGTCATCAGCGAGTCCGCGGCGAAGGCCATGAGCTCGGTGCACATGACGAAGCACTCGTTGGCGGTCGAGCCGGACATGAACTTCGACCCCAAGAGGTTCCGTGCGTTGCACGCCGGTACCTACAAGACCGAACAGCTCGATAAGGTGGGGGAGGATGGCGTGGTCGCCGTTGGTACCCGGGTCAAGCCCGGTGACCCCCTCGTGCTCGCCACGCAGCCCTTCAAGATCAAGGATCGAACGGGCATCGGCGCGTGGAAGAAGAACATGTCGGGCGTGCATACCGACAAGAGCGTGAAGTGGGACGGTGACTACGAGGGAGAGGTCGTTGGCGTGCACCGTAAGGGCAAGAGCGTGCAGGTACACGTGCGCACAGTCGAGCCCATGCAGGTGGGCGACAAGCTCAGCGGCCGGTACGGCAACAAGGGCATCGTCACCAAGATCCTCGACAACAGCCAGATGCCGCGCACCAAGGACGGCAGCCACGTCGAGGTGATGCTCAACCCGGCAGGCATCCCCGGGCGCATCAACCCGTCGCAGGTCTTCGAGACCGTGGCGGCGAAGGTGGCCGACAAGACGGGCAAGCCCATCGTCGTGCAGAACTTCAAGCCTCACGTGGACCAGCTGCAAGAGATCAAGAACTTGGCCAAGGCGCACGGGGTGAGCGACACCGAGGAGCTGTACGACCCAGAGACCAACCAGAGCCTCGGGCAGATCCTCACCGGCAAGCAGTACATGCTCAAGTTGGTGCACCAAGTAGAGAAGAAGGGCGCGGTGCGCTCTGGCATGTCGCTGCCCGGCACGGACCCGGAGTCGTACGACCGCAACCTGCAACCCACGGGCGGCGGGCATCACGGCGGGCAGAGCATGGGCTCTCTTGGCATGTACGCCATGCTGGCCCACGGGGCCAAGGCCAACATCCGAGAGATGCAGACGTACAAGAGCGAGGGCCCAGACCCCGCGCCGGCGGAGGCCAAGAAGTGGAAGAGTCAGCACAACGAGGTGTGGCAAGCCATCCAGAACGGCTCCCCTCTTCCCCCTCCGAAGCCCTCGTTCGCCTTCTCGAAGTTCAACGACTACCTGAAGGCGTCGGGCGTCAACATGGAGAAGAACGGGCATCGGTTCGTGCTGACGCCGATGACCGACAAGCAGATCAGGGACATGAGCGCCGGCAAGCTGCCGAAGCCGGACCGCAAGCTCAGCTACAAGCTCGACAAGGACGGCAACCCTATGCCCGTGAAGGGTGGGCTGTTTGACGAGCGCATCACCGGCGGGCACGACGGCAAAAACTGGTCGCACATCGAGCTCGCTGAGCCCATCCCGAACCCCGTGTTCGAGGCCCCCGTACGCGCGCTCACCGGGCTGACGCAGAAGCAGTTCAACGATGTCATGGCCGGCCGCGCCGGCGTCACCCCTGGCGGCGCCTTCACGGACAACCCCCGAGCAGGGCTGACTGGCGGGCACGCCATCAAGAGCATGCTCAAGAAGGTGGACGTGCAGGCTGACCTCGAGCGCGCCAAGGCCGAGCTCAAGAGCACGCCCAAGACCAAGGTCGACGCCACGCTCAAGAAGGTCAAGTACCTCGAGGCGCTCAATCGGACTGGGCACACGGCTGAGGAGGCGTACATCCTGCACAACCTGCCCGTCATTCCTCCGAAGCTGCGCCCCGTCTCCATCCTTCCGGACGGCAGCCTCAACGAGGCGGACTTGAACGGGTTGTACTCGGACTTCGGCCAGCTCAACGCGCAGATGGGTGACCCCGTCATTCGCAACAAGCTGCCGGAGGAGCGTAAGGCAAACCTGCGGGGCGCTTACTACGACGGCGTCAAGGCGCTCATGGGCATCGGCATTGCCCACAAGGACCAGAAGCAGAAGGGCCTGCTCAACCAGATCCACGGCCCTGAGCCGAAGAAGGGGTTCTTCCAGAAGACGCTGATGAATCGCCGGCAGGACCTGACGATGCGCTCGACCATCGTGCCCGAGCCCTCCCTGGGCTTGGATGAGGTGGGCATCCCAGAGCACTACGCCATGGACCTGTTCCGTCCCTTCGTCGTCAAGCAGCTGGTGCAGTCCGGGTCGGCTAAGTTCGACCTCGACGCGCACAAGATGATCAAGGCGAACGATCCTCTCGCGAAGAAAGCACTCGAGCGGGTGATGGACGACAAGCCGGTGCTACTCAAGCGCGACCCTGCGCTGCACAAGTACAACGTGCAGGGCTTCAAACCGCGGCTCGTCGAGGGCAAGGCCATCAAGATCCACCCCCTGACGTGCTCGGGCTACAACGCGGACTTCGACGGCGACACCATGAGCGTGTACGTGCCCATCTCTCGGGAAGCCGAGGCTGAGGCGCACAAGATGATGCCCTCGAACAACCTGTTCAGCGACTCGACGGGTAAGGTGATGTACCAGCCGACGCACGAGTCCGCGCTCGGTCTGTACAAGCTCACGCGCGTCGACAAGAAGACGAACAAGACCTTCGCAAACCCGGGTGACGCCATCAAGGCCGCGCAGGCCGGCAAGATCGGGGTGACGGATCTGGTCAGCATCAAGGGTACTGGGCAGACGACGGCGGGGCGCCTTCTGGTGGCCGCCGCGCTTCCGCAGGACATGCAGAAGCAGATCGTCAACGACCACAAGTTCGTGCTCGACAAGAAGGGCCTCAACACGATGCTCACGACGCTCGCCAAGCAGAGCGGAGGACTTCAGGAGGGGCAGCGCAACACGTACGGCCAGTACGTCGACAGGCTCAAGGATCTGGGCAACGGCGCCGCGTCGGGCATGGCCCCCGTTTACTTCGACAAGTCCCCGGGCAACAACGTGCTCGACCCCAAGAAGCAGCAGTTCGTTCGCATGGACGCGCACACGCTCAACCTGAACGACCTGTCGCCTGACAAGGCCACGCGCGACCGCATCCTTGCTGACACGCAGAAGAAGGTGGATGCAGTCGGCAAGATGAGCCTCTCGCAGGCCGAGAAGGATCGGCGTGCGGTCGATCTGTGGACGCAGGCCGACAAGACGATGGGCATGGCCCACAAGCGCAAGATGATGCAGAAGCCTAACAACCTCGGCATCATGAACATGAGCGGCGGCAAGCCGAACTGGGACCAGTACAAGCAGTTCACCCTGGCTCCGATGCTCGTAACCGACACCTCAGGCAAGACCGTGCCCATTCCCGTCGACAAGAGCTTCAGCGAGGGGCAGGACGTCTCGGGCTACTGGGTCGGCATGTACGGAGCTCGCATGGGCGCCGTGCGCAAGGTGCAGGAGGTGCAGGAGCCAGGCGTCATCACCAAGGCCATGCAGAACACCACGATGGACAACCTCATCGTGGACCACGACTGCGGGACGACTGGAGGAGTGTCGCTCAACGTCCACGACCGCTCCATCGAGGGCCGGCACCTTGCCAGCGACTTCAAGCACGGCAAGTTGCACGTGCCGGCGGGTACCGTGCTGAGCCCCGACATCATTGGGCAGATCCGCTCTGTGAAGAAGGACGCGAATCTCGTCGTGCGCAGCCCGCTCAAGTGCCAGCACGAAAAGGGCATGTGCCAGAAGTGCATGGGCATCGGCCCCGACGGCAAACACTATGAGGTGGGCACGAACGTGGGCGTCATGGCGGCGCACTCGCTGGGGGAGAAGACGACGCAGATGATGCTCAACTCCTTCCACACCGGCGGCGTGGCCACGGGCCGCAAGGACCCGTTCGAGCAGTTCAAGCAGCTGGTGAACCTGCCGGAGAAGGTACCGAACGAAGCGACCCTCGCCGTGCGTTCGGGCACCATCACCAAGGTCGAGCCCCACAAGCTGGGGGCGTACGTGTACATCGATGGGCAGCCCCACTTCGTCGGCCGTGACCGTGGGGGCAAACCGCTGAACGAGTCGCTTCCGGTCCCCGGCTTCAGCTACGTGCCTTGGCAGCCGCCGAAGGCAGGGATGAAAGTCAAGGCGGGGCAGATCCTGAGCGACCCCAACCGCACGACGATCAACCCTCACCACCTTCATCAGGCCACGGGCAAGATCGACGTCGTGCGCAACCACCTGTCCAACGAGATCTACGGGCTGTACAAGGACCACGGCGTGGACCGCAAGCACGTGGACGTGCTCGTGAACTCCATGACGTCGACGACGAAGGTTGTGGACCCGGGCGGCTCCGACGTGCTGCGCGGCGAGTACCGCAACACCAACTGGGTCAAGAACCAGAACAAGCTGCTTCGGGCTCAGGGCCAGCCCACCGTGCAGCATGCTCCGATCCTCAAGGGGATCAACGAGATGCCCCTGCACATGCGCGAGGACTGGATGGCCAAGCTCCAGCACCAGAAGCTCAAGCAGACCATCCTCGAGGCCGCGGCCACTGGCGGGTCCACCAGCCTGCATGGCCCGCACCCCGTGCCGGGCATGGCCTACGGCGCCGAGTTCGGCATGACCTCCAAGGACGCGCTGCGCCCGGGCAAGTCCCACCTCAAAGACGTCGAACCCTACCACTACTGATCCTTCAGACTCCTCCTGTTGCTACGCAACACTGGCTCTTTTTCTGTCAGAAGAGGATTGAAGTACAGTCGATATTCCCTGACGTTTGACGTGACACGTTAGAGCTCAGGCGAAAACTATCGACTCTTTTACTTCAAGTTTTACACTTTAGGAGGTAACATGCCCGTCAAGAAGTGGGTGCTCACCGTCGTCAGAGACGGGGAGAAGACCAAGACCAAAGTAGAAGAGAAGATGGTCGTCATGGACCAGACCCACGCGGTCGTCCTCAGTCGAGGCGGCAGCACTGGTACGGTCGTCAAGAAGGAGAGAGTCTTTGACGATGCGAAGTCGGCGCGCATCGCCGCGGCACGAGGCGGCAAGCCTTGTTGGGTATTCGTGGTGACCCGGGAGCACGTCCGCGGGCTCTCCGACAAACCCGAGCGACCCGAGGTCTTTTACGCCTACGTCTATCCGGCCCCGTTCGGTGGTTGGACCGTGCAGCGGGTCAACGAGAAGAAGGAGCCACTCGGCCGGCCCATCACCGTGTACCACATCTCGAGGCACACCCGGGAGAGCGCGGCCCTCAAGGAGATGGCCAGGTGGGTGGCCATGACCCGCCCCGAGCTTCGCAAGTCCCGCAAGCTGCTCGAGCTGGAGGAGAAGTACATGGACGAGGTCGTCCGGTCCCTTCGCCGCAAGAAGGTCAAGATTCCCAAGCCCGAGAAGACCAAGGGAGTTCGCTGGCGCCCGCGCGCAAGGAGGACCCGGTAATGCCCGGCTACACCATCATCACCTGTGATGAGGACGGCATCCGGATCGAGCCGAACGTCCCCGAACAGGAGGTCCTCAAGCGGGTGACCCCGGACGAGGACGGATGCACTTACTATGGCGACGCCATCTTCTACAAGGAGATGCCGAGAGCATCTGACGGCTTCTTCCAGGACCGTGAGCTCGGCGAAAGGACGGGAGTCTGCATCCTGCGCGGCGCCCAGGTCGTCACTCCCGTGGCCGAGGAGGTCGTCACCAAGTACAGATTGGAGGGCTAGATGAAGAAGATGCTCGTGCTGGCGGTTCTTCTTACCGCCTGTTGCCCAAGTAGAAGGTATCCGGACGACGTCCGCAACGAGTTCCTCGTCGAGTGCGCGCAGGACGACATCCCCGTACGGCCGTGCATCTGCGTGCTCGAGGGGTTCGAGAAGCGCTACACGCTCGAGGAGTTCCGGACCATCTCCGTGGGGATGAAGAAGGGCGCGCCGATGCCCAAGGAGATGGGAGCCATCGTCGATCGGTGCGCCCTCGAGGAGAGAGAACATGACAAGGAAAAGAAGAGGTAAGCTCGTAGGGTCTGCGGCGTACGGGCGGTGGGGCAAGAAGTTCAAGAAGATCTTGGCCGAGAGAGGGCTGACCGCTCGGAACGTGTCGGTTGCTTTGGGGCTGGCGCGCCATACCGTCGGGGCCTGGTTGCTGGGGCGCCAGGGCATCTCTTGGGAGTCGTACATGCAGGTCGTTGAGTGGGAACCCCGGCTTCGTTCTGATGAGCTG